ATAGAAAATGGATAGGTCTTGGGAAAGAGAAAAACTAACAACATCTAACACCGCATGGGAGGCCCGGCCGAAGGCCGGCATGGCGAGCGCCAGCGAGCTTTCGTGAAAGAGAGCATTGTTAGTTGCTTGGGATTTTGTTAGTTTTTTCTGTTTTGGAAAACCCTTCGATTTCTCTTTCCAGTTGGTTGCAAACAGCATTGGATAGAAAATGGATAGGTCTTGGGAAAGAGAAAAACTAACAAGATCTAACACCGCGCCCCAAAGATTTTTTCGTCCACCCTCTACAAAAGACAAACAAAAATGAAAGTCCTTGGTGCTGGAAGTTACGGCGTGGTAATAATGCCTCCGCTTCCTTGCGCGAACAATATGGAGTTTCCATCAAATTCGGTTGGCAAAATCGGTTTGTACAGCGAGTTGAAGCGCGAATATGACTTTATGGTTAACTACGCCAACGTGAATAAAAATTTCATCAATCGTGAATTGATCCGCTTCTGTGAGATTGACAAGAAAGACATTCCAGATGAAATTGCAAAAGTTCTTTTTGATGATCGTGAATTGTCAGATCAAGTGTTGTATCAATTGGTTATGCCTTTCCTTGGAAACACATTGGACAAATTTATTCAACAATTTAAGATGACCTGTCGTTTTGACAGAAATGCTTTAGATTATTATTCTTCTAACCAAAATGATCGTCGTGTCATGGATGTTGCAACTTTTCAAAGGTTGATGATAGCGGTCGCTGATTTATTTGAAGACATCGCAACTTTAAATCGACAACACATCCACCATAATGACATCAAGCCAAACAATATGATTTATAATGAAGAAGCAAATCAAATATTTCTCATTGACTATGGTCTATCAATATCAATCAAAATCCCCGAAATATTCGTGCATGAGATCGAGAAAAAAGAAATTGAAGACAAGAAAGATTTTGGCAAAAATGTTCTTATTCACTTCTTCCGAGTTGGAATGGAGAACAAAAATATCGCAAACAAATTCGCACCTCTGTTTAAGGATCTTGTCGCTCTCAACTATGATATTCAGTACAACAGGATTACGAATCCTAATGAGATAGAAACCGCATTCCGAAATATTGTGACAGATGGAAAAAATCTCGCAATGTCGATGAATGAAGAAACCGATGATGGTGTTCAGGACGACGCTTCATGGGCGTGTGAATATGAATGGAAATTCCAACGGAAAGATCCACCCAGTGAAATCATAAGAAGAAGGGACGAGGATTGGAAGATCAAACAACAGAGGAAGCAAGAGAGGGAAACCATGGCATCTTTTGACGTGAGGATGGGAGGCAGAAGTCGTCGTCGACGACGTTTGAGAAGGAATGCACGAAGGGCGACACAAAAAAAAAGAAAGTTGGGACGTCGTCGTTGAAACAAAAAGGCATAGTGGCTTGGGATTTTGTTAGTTTTTTCGTTTTGGGAAAACCCTTCGATTTCTCTTTCCAGTTGGTTGCAAACAGCATCGGATGGAAAATGAACAGGTCCTAGAAAATACGAAAACTAACAAAATCTAACACTCAAAATTTTATTTTTTGGTTTTCTTGAATCGCATAGGAGGATCGAGATCCTGCAGCTTGCCTACGAAGCCCAACTCAACGAAACAGAAATCCGTAAACGCCCTCAACTCCTCCTGATCCAATTCGAATTTGGTCAGGTCAAAACTGTTCACATAGTGTTCCAAAGACCAGAGCATCCTTTCCGAGCCAATGAGATCGAACAATTGCAGCCACAAATCGTAACGCCCCTTGGCTTCCAACGCGGTCACCTTTTCTTTGTCCAGGCGGAATCGAAACGTTTTTGAAGGGTTCGCTGTCTCGGTCTCGGCGATCTTTTTGACTGCAGCATGGATCTTGTCTAAAACAGGAGACAAGTCATCTTTGTCGGGTATTGTTATGACGGTGGCGGACCCGGCGGACATCATTTTTTTCCTTCCTTTTGCACTTCTCTTCAAAGTTCTTTTTCCTCTAAGTTTGGGAGTGCGTCGTCTGCTCTTTCGCTGCATTACGTGTTTCTCTTTTCTAAACAGGCCAGAAAAGAAAAAGAAAAGCAAAAAGTGAAGAGTGACTTGAGTTTTTTTTCATGATTATTGGAAAGAGGGCCCACAAAAAAGGAAGGAGAAAGGAAAAATGGATGGTGCTTCACATCAGACGAAAAAGAAGTTCTTCTGCGACAACATGCCCGCGCTTTTGGCGCGCTTACGCGCCACACGACATCCAAAGTACGCTTTAGTAGCAAAAGACTACGACTATTTCTGCAATGACATGTTGAGTTACGAGCGCGAAGTCAAACTCATCAACTGGTTTATGTCACTGTTTGGACACGACGACACAGGGAACAGGGTCTTGGCGTTCCCACCGACGTCTCCTGGGACTGGCGGCAGAAGGACAAGGACAACCAAGAAACGACACCATTGGTCGCAGAAGTATAAGCGCAGCATCAATTGCAAGAGACCAAGAGGCTTCTCACAGCGGCAATATTGCAAATACGGAAGGAACAAGAAATAATTATCCTCCTTGCCCTGGACAATTTTATTTTGACTACGTCATTGTAGAGAGAGACATGTTCAAAAAAACACTTGGCAAGCGCTTCGAAAGCCACCAAAAAGTGGATCCAAAGATGGACGCTGTAGTACAGGCTCTGAAAAACAGCATCAGCGGACTCACAGACGAACGCGTCCAGTACTTGGAATCCTCTGACCTGATCACCGACCAAGAAGAACTCCAAAAGAGGATCAATTCCGCATATACCTCTCTCGCCAGAGTGGTCCACCAAATCACGGGGAAAATGCCGCATGCCATGAGAGAACAATTTAACGAAAGTATGGAGTCAATCAAACAGAAACTGGCTGCTGCGCCCCTCAGTGATAAAGAAGGTATCATGAAAATGGTTCAAGCGATGCAGATTGTCAGTTATGCCACAACTCTGGTCAGCAAACAGTCACCGCAATTTCAACGAGCCTTTGCAGCTTCCCTTCTGACAGACAACACTTCCCATTCTCTGTTGAAGCGCGTTTGCGTGGCCCTTTTGAAGGCCGCGGACGAAACCTACGGAGGCGACGAATTGCGCGAAGCACTGCAGGCCTTGAACAGAGGATCGGTACCCAGGTCTGTAGATCTGTCGGAGATACATGACGTCCTGGGTGAATTGAACCAAGGACAACGATCTCTGAACCGTGAACTCTTAAAGAGTAAGAGTGCACATATATCCAAGGTCGCCAAAGAAACGTTGCCGAAGTTGAATGAAACGCAAAAGGAAAAATACAAGGAATTGTTGAGCGCTGTCAAGAAGAGAATGCCAGAAGACAGCCAAAAGCGCCAATTCATGATGATTCTCTCTCTTGCATCCGCGACACGTCATGACGCCAATGGTGCACCGTTGCGCGAAGCCATATCTGAAGGATTGGTTGCTAAGCCAACTTCTCCCAAGAGCAATAAACGCAAACGCAGCAACAGCACTGGCAGTCGCAGTAGTAGTCGCAGTCGGAGTAGTAGTCGAGAGGGAGAGAGCAGCAAGAGGAAGAAGAGGAAAACACGGCGCCGTCGCGAAAGTCAAAATGAACCCGTATGGGTGTAAAAATTTGTGCGACAAAAATTGGTTCCCGTCACGGGTGTCAAAATTGGTCTGTCCAGACTCATGTTTACGATAATCCAAATTAGAAAATATGAGTCGGTAAAAAGTGGTAAGGCGAAATTTAAAAATTAATATTTAGGGGACGCCAGAACAGGTTCTGGCTGAGTTGGGTTTATCCCAACTGTCCCCTAAATATTCGATTAAGCCGAGCACACACAAGGTTTTAAAAGCTTTTTAGCAGGTGTCACGAAAAAACATCATGGAGTCTTTGCAACCTCTTCTTTTCATGGCGTTGTCCAAAGGCGGCGCAAGCAATTTGTTCACGACTGTCCTCTTGCTCTGTCTGGCTCATCTCTTGAAGGCCATTCCTTTCCATTTGCTTGCGGATTGGATGCATGTGTTTTTCACTCAACGCAGAGGATACGTGTATATGAACATCCCGTCGCACGAAGTTCCCGTCTTGAGAGGATGGTCGCAACAGCCGGCGATGAAACTGGTTTACAGCAAGACATTCCTAGCTGTGATCCATTACGTCAATAGCGACCCAGTGTTAGGGTTTGATTCGCTGACCGAAATCATGACGCGAAACACGGAGTTAGCAACCAGCAACAACAACGATAAAGAGGCGGTCGAATACGTCCTGATGCCAATCGACAATCAAAGGAAGATGATCTCTAGAAAGCACGGCGGCGGCATCTATTTCGAACTGCAGCAGGTGACCGAAGAACAAGGTGATGAGAGCAGCAGCAAAACGCCAAAATCCAACAACAAGAGGAAGCACTTCACGCTTGTCTTGTCGACCAACCATGGGACGATCCAAGACATCCGGGCGTTCGTTGAGGATTGTGTTGCCGAGCACGACCGATACATCAGTCGACAAAAGGACGACCACTGCCAGTGGATCTTTGATTACAAAGGATTCGAAAAGGAAAACGACCAGATGCAGTTGAAATTTCACGAGCATCGCATGGAGCACTTCAAAGACCTTACCACCAATGTCTTTTTCGAAGGCAAGGACAAGCTCTTGCGTTACATCGAACCTTTCGTGTCTAACAACAACCTTGGACCCAATCCTGGCGAGGAAAAGTACCGACGATCCGGCTTCACCTTCAAAGCGGGGCTCCTGTTCTCTGGACAACCGGGCTGCGGCAAGACGAGCACCATCAAGGCAATTCTCAAATACACCCATCGTCATGCAATCGTTGTGCCTCTGTCCAAAATCAAGACCTGCGAGGAACTCGAGATGATATTTCGGAACCGGACTTTCCAGAACCGAGAGCTTTCTGGCAAACAACTCTGTTTTGTTCTAGAGGACTGCGATGCCTTCGAGGACAACAATATTTGCAAGGCTAGAAGAGAGATCGAAAAAGACACCACCAACAACAACAACAACGTGGATCCCCTCTTGTCACACGAAGAAGCCAATGCTGCTGGTGTCCTGATGAAAAAAATGCTTCTGAAAGAGGAGGATGCGGTGAACTTGGCATGCTTTCTCAACCTTCTCGATGGCATCATCGAACTGTACGGTGTCATGATTATTATGACCACCAATCACCCAGAAAAGATCGACCCTGCTCTCATCCGTCCAGGAAGGTTTGATTTTAAACACGAGTTCCGAAAGGCATCGAAACAGGTGCTTCTCGAGATGCTGCGATTCAAATACCAACAAGTGGACGATGTTGGCAATATTGATGTTGATGATTACGAGGACGAGGCGTTGTCTCCGGCCGAGATTCAATCTGTGTGCTTCCGACACGATCGGGTGGAGGACGCCTTGAACGAATTGAAGAGCCTTTATCGAATTAAAAATCTGTAACAACAATAACAATCCTTTTCCATGGCAAAGACACAACGACTACGACGACAACAACAACATGGCGGTGTCAAACTCAAAAACGCCGCCAAACGGGGATTCCAAGCCGTCTATGACATGGTCGCCAGCCAGGGCACTACATTTAAGTTGCTCACCTATTCATCGTTGAAAGGCTTCATGTTCAAAATGGACGTCGCGCCAGAGGACTCGGAATACGTCGCCTTGGACGAACACCATCGATTCACCAAACCGGTGACCTCGTTTATCTTGAAATTTGCGGTCATCACTGGAAACAGAAGCGATTTGTCGTTGAAAAAATTCAAAGGCAAAAGCAAGGCGAGCGAGTCAGACGAGAGTTTCGTGGCTGAGGCGAAGCTCCAACAGCACATCTGGAAGGAGTCCGTGCTCGGTGGCCGCCCCGAGATCTGCCCTTCGGTGGCCAACTATTCCGTGTTCGATACCAACCAGTCGACCGCCTTGTGTGATTTCTTTGTGCACACGAAAAAGACCGACGAGGTCACCAAGGAGTTGTTCGCGTATCTTCGCGATGCGGTATTGAGTCCTCTGTCGGACTACACCCGAAACGTCCCCACTCGAGGCGACGACGAGGCCGTTCCTTTGAAGGAGCAAGTCAAGCTCGGCGTCATTTTGATGCCTGCCATTTCCCATTCAACCACTTATTATGACTTTCAGGACATGAAAGACGGCAGCAAACTGGGTCCATTAACCGTGGATCCCTTGCAGAAACGCAATTTGCATGCCTATTTGGTGGCCAACACTGTGCGTCTCTTCGTCCAAATCGGAGTGATCCATTACGACTTGCATGGTGGCAATTCCCTGGCCTCGGTTACAGAGGACGGACAACTCAAAAGTTTTTTGATCGACTTTGGACGTGCCTCGAATGTCATTGACGGCAAGGACGACGAGTATCTGACCCGAATCGAGAAAGAGATGATGAAGACGGCCAAGGAGAAAAGTCTCGACTCGTTCTTTTTCTTGACAGACCCAGCCAATCGCGCGACCGATGACATGAAGGTGCAATTCACTTTCGGGGTGATGGAGTTTCTAAAAGACACCGACAAAGAGAAGCTTCATGCATTTTTCAATGTCTCTGATCCAAACAGCTACCAGATGTCCTGGTGGGAAGACTATGGAAAAGACAGACAAATCAGCCTTCTCGCTTTTGACACTCTGCAACAGTCGATGTTGGCGAAAGGAACTGGTCTGGCACCGACGACGATCCGCGCTTACGAGAGGCAAGGCAATTTACCGTCGTTCAACGACACTATGATGCGATCCTTTCCGAAGTTGCCGACGGAATTCGGCGAGACCAAGCGCAAGCGATACGACAGCGTTGCGGATCTAGGCCTGCCGAGCAATTATTCGCCGGCCTTTCCTAGCATGACAAGAAGGGAATCTCCAAAGAAGAGGCAGCGATTCTTGGGTCTCTTTGGTGGCAGCAGGACAAAGAGGCGTTTTCACAAGCGAAAGGGACGGAAATCGAGACACAATCCAATTTTCTCCCTATAAATCAAATCAAATCGAAAAATGTCACTGTTTTTCACGCCGGACCTATTGACCAACTTTCAGAACAATTTGGAAAGCCTGAAGAGCGATGCATTGCAGGGGCTTCGATTGATGAGTGGCAAGGATGCCAAACGCTTGTTCCAAAAAGCGATCATGGATCCGGTGCCGAGCATCGCTTTGCAATGTCGCATGGCGTGCAAGGGTTGCATCGAGAAAGACTACCTTGAAACGGCAGTCGGCAACGCCCTCAATGGGGCGAACGACGAGGTGGATATGGCGCTTCTCGTGAAACATGATCCGTCTCTTCCGGTGTCGAGGAAGCCTGTCGACGGGTCTGCCGAAAACTTTGACGTGATCAGTTTTTTAGTGGTCGAAAAGGGCGAGTGCAAGAAGTGGCCGAAGACTCTTTCCGTCAACTTGATTTGCGCCCGCGAGTTCGAAAACTTCAAAAACGCCGGTCGAATTATGATGGCCCTCTTTTGTTACGTGATTTTGTCGTCGAATCGGTTGGACCAGAGAGGAGTGCTGGAGGTGGCCGGTGGTTACCAGAACCCGGGAGCGTTTTGTATGTACCAGAAGTTCGGCTTCCAACCCGATTTGTCCCTCTTTTCAGATGAGAATGGTGAATGCTTCGATTCGGGGATGTTGGTGCCGATGGTGGTGGACTTTGTTTATGAAAACAGAGACGAGCAAAAAAGAAAAGTATTGGAAGCGGCGGTCTTGTCGGGAGCGAACATCGGAAGCAAAGACCGGATGTGCGATATCCGTGTCGGACAGATCCTGTACGCTTTCCTGACGCAATGGCAAATTCTGAAGGATCGGGGAGACGAAGACGAAATGGATGACCACAATAATGCCGCTGCGTCATTGTCGATGGCAACAGGGCTGAGTCGACAGATGTTGCCGAAGTTGAAACCTTTCCTAGCGGAAAACAGGGCAGCCGAAAATCCGGTCTGGACGAACTATCTGAACAAGCTGTCGTCTTGGTTCACGGAGCAGCTGATCGATGAGACAATCATTTGCGCAAAAAAACAGTGGGCGCCCCATCCCGGGCCGATGCCGAAGGATTTGATCGATGCGATCGCTGGTTCCAGTCGACGAGGCGGCAAGCGGAGAACAAGAAGGCGACGAACGCAGGGAACCAAAGGTTCCCCGCACCCCTCCTCCTCGTCCAAAAAGAGGGAAAGGGAAGGGGTATGTTAGAAGCTTGGGAAATTTGTTAGAATTTCTCTTTTCGGGAAATCCTCCCATGCGCATCAGAAGTTGGTTGCAAACAGGTTGGATCGAAAACTCAGAGGGTTTTGGAAATTTGCTTTTTCTAACAAATTTCCAACAATTCTAACAAACACAAAAGAATGCCCGCCTTCGGCGGGGTCGCCCACCCGACCGGAGGGAGGGAAAAGGAGGGGTGCGGGGAACATTTGGTTCCCTGCTTGTTAGAATTTCTATTTTTGGGAAACTATCCCATGCGCATCAGAAGTTGGTTGCAAACAGGTTGGATCGAAAACTCAGAGGGTTTTGGAAATTTGCCTTTTCTAACAAATTTCCAACAAACTAACAAACAAAAGAATGCCCGCCTCCGGCGGATACCCTGACCGGAGGGGTGCGGGGAACCTTTGGTTCTCTGCTTCTCTGCTACATTCCAAACAAATAAGAGAATCGTCCGCGTTTGGGTCGCCGACTCTTGATCTTGTCAGAAAGGTCGTCTAATACCTTGCGGTTCCTTTTTTCCTCCACATATTGATCCAAATCCATGTTGACGGCACCGTCCTCACCTCGGCAGGGGAATTCCAATCGCTTGGCGTCGCAATGTGGCAACGCGAAAGGATCGGACGATGAACCACCACCGTTGTTTCTTCGAATCGTCGTTTGTTCTTGGCCTTGATTTGGTCGGAGGGCGTAGAGCGAAAGAGTCTCAAATGCGTCCAGATTGGCGTGAGGGTTATACGCAGTTTGGTCGTTGACATTTGGCGGCATCACTCCGTCATAGAAGCGCGGTCCATTTTGTCTTTCCAACGTATCGGGCAAAGGAATCAAAGAAGCAGTGCGCCTTGGCGCGACCCCTGCACGCATTTTTGTGAAAGACTTTGATTTGGACGTCTTGTTTCTTGAGTTCGATTTCGATGTCTTGCGTCTTGAGTTCGATCTTGATTTGGACCTTGATCTTGATTTGGATCTGGATTTGGACCTCGACCTCGACAACGAAAGAGAGAAATCAAAATCATCCAGATTTCCAGGTTTTTTCATTTGCGGCACGATGCGCTGCGGCACAAGTCTTTTCTTTGGCGGCTCTGGGGAAGGATTGAAGTCATCCAAGTCAAACCCCTTCTTCAAATTCTTGCCTTTGTACTCGATGGGCATTTTTTTTGCTCTTTTCAAAGAAAAAAAAAAGCAAAATGTAAAAGAATGACAAGGAATATACCAAAACGCTACGTTCCACGAACGCTGTCCAAGAAAGACCGGTCGAGACAAAGAAAAAACATCTTGAAGTCGCGCCGTCTGTACAAACGCGGCGTCTATTTCCAGCGACCCAAGGTGTCCACCTTCCGATCCAAGCCTTCGAAGCACATTCAAAAAGCGATGGCGATGTACAAAGTGGACAAGGTGGTGCCAAACAAGGAGCTGGCCAAGAAAACGGGTTGCACGCTGAAAACATTGAAGGATATCGTGCGCAAGGGGGAGGGTGCGTACTACTCCAGTGGCTCCCGACCCAACCAGACCGCCCATTCATGGGCCTACGCCCGCTTAGCGAGCGCCATTACAGGAGGCAAGGCCAGCTTGGTGGATATCCACCTGTTGCGGAAAGGGTGCGACCCGCGCACTAGCAAGGCACTGAAACTAGCGGAAGATCGCCTATAACAAAGTGTAACCATGGAACTCGATGCAACCTCCCTTGGTCTTTTCGGTCCAGGCATTCGAGGGCGCCAAGGCCCCGCTGGTCAGTATTTCTTTAAAGAGTTCGACAGTTAAACCGGGGGGAGGCCCACCGTGATCGCGCTTGAATCGGTTCCATAACTCCGTCGAAGTCACCTTGGCTGTCGGATTTTGCCCGCCGACCTTTTGTGACCACCAGACGGACACCTGCTGTTTGTGATCTGTTGTAGTGTCCTGGACGATTTGGGTAGTGACGCAATCGAGGAGCTCCACCAGGTCTCTTTCCAAGGCCTTGACGACGTTGCTGCAGGAATTCAGATGCCGGCGCATTTCCGCGCACCTCTCTTGCAAGGTTTTGACTTGCTTGCGTTGCCGAATTTCCCGCTCTTGCAAGTCGTCGACTTCACCACCATGTTCTTTTGTGAGGCGTTGGAATTCGTGGCACAAGAGCCACGCCTGTCGCAACATGTGACGCGGATCCTTTTGTTGATCCAACAGTTGGTTCAAAAACAAAATGCACTTCACCGAATTGTTCGGCGTCGAAATCCATTTCACCGTGATGGGGAAGCGGTGGTAATCGCACACATTGCTGTGAAAAGAGACCATCCAAGCGAATTGCATGTGCTCGTTGGCAGCCAAATCGGCTTCGATTTTCACCACCTCTTTCTTCTGGACATTGCTCGAGTAGTTTTTGCAGTCGACCAGCACATTGAACGCGTCGAAGTACAGGTGGAAGTCCCCCTGGTGACCCTGTTTGGCCTTGTTTTCTAGACGGAACCCTGCAAAATCCTTGAAGGTCTCGGCCGCCAGTTGCTCGAAAAGGACTTCGCCGTCGTCTCCCAAGGCGGTGGATGATTTGTTGTTGTTGTTGGATGCGAGTTTGTTGGCCAGCTTCTCGAAGACGTCGCGGTTCCTGGCGTTTTGCTGTTCTTTCTCTTGCAGCAAGAGGTCGCATTGCTCCTTGATTCGCGCGACTTCCCGACGGACAACAGCGTCGACGTCTTTGTCGTGGTCTTTGAGCTGGACGAGAAGGGCCTCGATCTTCTTTTCGTAAGAGGCGACGCGAATGTCAAATTGTTCGTTGAGTCGGTCCACCATTTTTTGCGCCAATTGGCGTTCCATGGCGAGTTCTCTTTGCAAGGATTGCACCGCTGCTGTGTCGTCTTTGGGTCGTTGTTGTGCGGCTTGCAGACATTGTGCGCCGATTTTGAGGCTCCACCAATTGTCCTCGGGACTCTGGGCAGGTATCGTGTCGCCGGCAGGGACTGCGACTGCGACGTGATACAAGGTAGAAGAAGACATGACTTTTGCGTTTGCAAGAAGGTTGCCGAAAAACCTTTATATTCCAAACCAACCAAAAAAAAAAGATGAAAGCACATGATGATGAATGGCGCCTGGTGGAAGGGTTCAGTAGTTGTCTTTTCCTGGTGTCTACCTGGTGGGCGTGCGCGTACAGCGAGTCATTTGCTTGGAAAATGACCAATGCTGCTCTTGTCGTGGCGTCTTTTTTGTGCAACGCATCGGCTTATCGAAAGTGTTTCCTGATCGCGGATTACGCAGCCATATCTGCAGTGGCACTCAGCTACTTGCAGTCGCCTGCGGCCAGTGTCGTGTACAGTTTTGTTTGTCTGCACGATTTACGGCGAGGTGGCGTTGGGGAGCACGCGAAAAACGCAGTGTTTTTGATTGCCATCAGCAAATCTTGCTGGCGCACGTATTGGCTCATTGACCGACGAGTGTTTGCATGGTTGCTGTTGAGCACGAGCACCGGTGCTTTAGCCTATCGATGGCGGTATTGGTTGTTGTCGCAGGGCGTCGATCAATATCGTCGACTCTTGACCTGGTACTTCCATGGCTGCATCACTGTAATATTGTCAATCTCCTCTTTGACTTGTTAGCGTTTAGCGGGTGGGACGTGACGCCCTGGTGACGAGCAAATCACAACACTTTTGGCGCAGATTGTCGGGAAGTGTGTCGATCGCTACCACTTCTTTCAAGAGGTCCATGGCTGCGCTGGCGTAATCGATACGCACGCTTTCGTATCCGTCGTCGCTTTCGTGAATGAAAGCGTAGTGAAAGAGACTGGTCGGGATTTCGGTGACGACGATGTCTGCTCCGGGAGCGCTTGCTTTCTCTTTGCCTAGTTCCAGGTAAAGGTCGACGACGCGAGGATCGCTTCGCATCGCAATGGACCGAAAATCTTGTTCAAGGGGACCATGCAATTCCAGAAAACGAGCAGCGAATTCGCGAGAGAAGCGATAGCCAGTGTAATAATAACCAACGTTGTGAAGAATGCGTGAAGTCATTCGCGAAAAAATGGAAAAATGGTTGATGATTAAAATTATTGATTAATTAGGATCTTAGCGAGCATCATTTAAATTATTCAAGGCAACGTAACACGCATACGAAACAGAATACACAGACAATAGCACTTGCTGTGCGCCGACAGCATTCAACTTGACGGGAGGCATGATGGGCGTGCCAGTCACCTTGGCAATGGGTTCCCGCATGGTATTGAACCATCGTTCGATATCTTCGAGTTTCCGTTGGATCCAGAGCACTTCTTCGTTGCCGTGGAAGAATTCGATCCCGCGAAAGAGAGTCTCGAAGTCTTCTGAGAACTGCGTGGCGAACACGTTTATGTTGTTAGAGGACATTTTTTCAAGAAAAAAAAGGATTGTCCGTCGCATGGAAAAAAAACGGTCGAATCCATTTCAATTTTTTTACCTGTACACGGTATAGAGGCAGAACAGTATCTCTATACTGTGTACGCCAATTCAGATGAACTTCAGAATCGTGAGCACAGTGTCGTAATTGGGAGGTAAATGTGGCACCTCTTCTCCATAATAGGCTTGCATGAGAATGCCTTTGATCCATCGGCGCAAGGGAGCTTCTACACAGAGGAGATGGATGTGAATCAACGGATCGGGTTGGAAGGCTTGTTCCAGCACTTCTCTTTCTAACAAAATTTCGATGATCATGATCAGCCGATGGGTTCTCGCCGGGTCGTTCGTGTTCAGTAACACCACGAGGGAATCATTGTCGACCAGCATCTGGACAGGGTTGGGGTACCGTGCATTCTGCACGAACCATTCCAGATACTGCCGATCGTCCAAGTCGAAATACCGATGGGCCAGATACAAACGGTCGGTCATGAATAGTTATTGCAATTTGCAATTTTTTTTTAAATTTAATACATGACACCAATGCGGTAACTAAATCTCCGTGTCCCATGCGGCAAGGGGGTGTGCACCGAAGGTTGATACAACATTTCCAGCGGATCGTAAGGGTCAATCAGAGGAGCCAAGGCGAACTTGCATTTGCTGTCGTTATTGCTTGTCTTTTCATAAGTGGAAATGGATGTGTGTTTGTTAGGTTGTGCTGCTGCTGCTGCTGCGCGTTCCATGGCGTCCTCCTCTTTTTTGTTCCCTTGTCTGTGTGTATAGGCTTTGATATCTTTTTTTTTTCGTTTTTGGTGGCTTGGTCCAAAAAAAATTGAAATGGAAAACACGGATTTTTCCTGGAGCCCAACAGACAGACACAACAGCAGACATCCAAAACAAAAAAATGTACGGCCTTCGTCCATCCAAAGCGCAAAAAGTGGTGCAAAGCATCTCTGGCAAAGACATCGACGAATGGCGCTTGAGTCGGGCAATGGCGATGTTGGCCAACGAGAACCACCGTTTGATGAAGCATTTGCATGGCATAAAAGATGCGACGACCAAGAAAAGCATCGCGCAAATGTTCCGGGACATCGCGGCAACCATGTACAATACTTACAACCCGTATGCAGACAACATGGACTACTTGCTGCGTTGGACGCACAAGGACATGCCCAAAAAGAGAATGGAAGACATTGCCAAGGCCTTTGAATACGCCAAGAATCCGATGTATGTGGAGACGTGTGCGCCACGTATTCACATTTGCAAGCACTTGTATCCTGTGGACACGTTTGAAGTGAGCATCGCCTTTGCAGGCGCTTTTGTCTTTGATCGTGTTGTCATTGATCCGATTCTCTTTGGCACTCCGCCGCTGGGCGTACCACCCGGGGAGGAAATTGAGTATTGAATTGAATGATTTGTTTGTCACCTTTTTGCTGTGTTACCAATTTTGCTTTTTTTTTTTGAAAATCTTAAATTAAAATAAAGTCTCATCCCACCTCTTGATTTTTTGAACCATGGGAAGCACCATCTCGAAAAGAATTCAAATCGGACATGGAAGCATGATTTGTGCCGTCTGTAAACAAAACGTTAGACATGATGTATGGTTGGGTTGCGTCAATTGCTACGCAGTAGTGCATGTCGCGTGCTACAACGCCAAAGGCGACGTGCCACACGCTTATACGAAATGTCCAAAATGCGACAAAATTGGGTCGCTGGGCGTCTTGTCCAAATCCAAGAGGAGCTGGACTTAGACTTAGAGGTTCTGCCACCAAACAATGACGACGCCTGCGCTTCCGCCGCCGTTCGATCCTCCAAAACCCGCATTGAAGCCGCCGCCGCCGTTTCCAAAACTTAGTTGAGACCCGCTGCTGAGATAACCTCCCCCTCCGCCATATGTGAAGATGCCTTGTTGAGTGCCGTTGCCACCATTGTATCCACCACCGCCGCCAGCGCCTCCATAGGCGGTTGGACCAAGAAAACTTGTTCCAGGACCACCAGAACCACCATTCGCGCCAGCTCCACCCGAGCCGGGGTATGTTGTGAAAAAAAATTGGTTTCCATTCCCACCTGCGCCACCACCCCCGTTTCCCCAACTGATAGTGGTTGCCCATGGCAAAGTATAAATCCCACCCGCATTGCCCGGATAACCATTTTGACCGTTTGAAGTGTTCACTAAGCCACCGTTGCCTCCATTGCCAGTGGTTCCAGCACCTCCAGTGATTCCGCTGCCGCCACCGGCACTCACGTTGGTCGCACCATATGATATCGAACTGCCTGTGTTGGCGCCGCCCACCGACATGGTGAAAGAGAGTCCAGAAGAAAGCGCAATGGAACTGGCGGATAGACCACCGCCTCCTCCGCCACTACTCGTTCCATCGGCGCCACCACCGATGATAATGTAATTCATGGTTACGGAAGTGGACACTTGACCGACGCTCAAGGTTCCACTTCCAAGAAAGGTGAGAACGGTGTAACCACTGACGATAGCGACGGTTGGATTTCCTGTGGTGGTGTATTGGACGTTGTTTTGTTTGGCAAAAATATATCTCAAATCTTGACCATTCGAAACAATAAAATTGGTGTTGTAATTGATGCCTGTGCCAGAAGAAATGGGCGCGAAAATGGAGCTTAAATCCGTTCCTTTGACAGAAAAGCCGGTGGACATTGCTATGTCTTTAACTACCACGAAAATTAATTTATTTTGTTTTCCGACGGGTTGTTACGAGACGGGTTGGAAAATATTGATGAGGTCAATGCCGTTGACAGAATAACCTGTGTAAATGTTGAAGTACACAAGGACGATGCCGGATCCTCCATTAGAGTAAGTGGGCAAAGGCGCCGATTGGTATCCACCGTTACCGCCGCCGCCACCTCCCGTGTTGGCAACCGCGTCGAATCCTGTTGTTCCTGAGAATGCACCTGCGCCTCCGGCGCCGCCACCGCCAGCTCCTCCACTGCCGCCGGCATACGACGGCTGCGCTCCACCACCTCCGCCTCCTCCACCTAACAGGAACGGAAACGATGGGAACGACGCGTTGAAAGAACTGATGCTGCCGTTAAACCCTGTCGTTGTTCCTCCTGCGCCTCCTGCACCTCCATTGGTTCCAGGTTGGCCACCCGCTCCACCTCCACCACCTGTTGCATTGCCGCCACCGCTACCGCCACCAGCAGCGATGCTAAGACCAGTTCCAGAAAAGAGTGTGGGCAGACCAGAATAGATGCCCAAATTGGGTCCACCGCCTGCACCTATTATTGCGGTGTACACTACATTCGCCCTTAGCGTAATCCCAGTCCCATTCGCTATTTCTCCGCCGCCACCTCCGCCTCCTCCGTAACCTGTAGCAAAGCCACCGGCGCCACCCCCTCCAACCACTACCAAGGAAGCGGTGGTATTGTGATATACGGTCAGTGTGCTTCCGCTGGTGAGCAAGGCAACCATGCACGGGTAAAAATTCCCGAATGGGTCGAGCTGATTGTAATACACCGTTCCAGTGGTGGTGAAAAAGGCACTGTATGGAAAAGACATGATTCTCTTGCCACTCTACGTGGATTTCTTTTTGCGCGAAAAAACTCGGCTCCACAAGCTTCTGCTGTCCTTGTGTGACTTTGGTGCGAAGCTGGGTCCGTAAAGCATGTCCTTCTTTCTCTCTTTTTCGTCCCGTTCGAATTTCGACTTGGCCATGTTGTCGAACGACGGACGCATCTTCTTTGTTATCTCACGATCTTCCCTCGACCGGAGAGGGAACTGTTTGTCGAATTGTAACAGGCGGTCGGTGTCGATGTAATGCATTTTCACTTGGGCGCTGCGTCGTGATGTCTTGTCGTTCTCTTTCTTAACAAAATCGGCATAGTCCTCCATCTTTTTAAACACGGTGTAATGCAATCGACAAGGAAACGTCGGATTGTTCATGGAGCACTCAGGTAACATATCCACTGCGTTGCGGCGTTCATCCTCTGTCGCGTCAAAAATTTTCACTTGGTTGGATCCAAAATGGACGGACTTTTTGGTCCCGCCACTCCGGCGCTTACGACGCTTTGTTTGTTTTGTTCTCATTTTGCACTGGTTGTTGTTTTGTTAGAAAGAAAAAAAAGACAAAATCAAGAGAAAATCGGTCTTCAAAAAAAATTATCGAAATCAAAAAGTATGTCAAAATTCATGTTCACGAAACAAAAACGCAATTTGCTCATAGGTGAGACCATATTGTTTACGATACAACCAATCAATACGGTCTGGATTCATGATCACTTCAATCAATTCCTCTTTCAACGCACGCATTCGCTCTTCCAAAAAGCGATAATGGTACTCTGGATAGAAGATGTTAGGGTTCCTCCAAATGTGCCGAAAATGGAACGACTGCCCTCTGTCGCTGAGGAGCTTATCTTGAAACAATTCCATCAGTTCGATCGCCTCCGGATTCGGATTCGTCGGCAGTTGTCCCCACGATACCTTGTCCAAGTTCCGTCGCATCAATTGAATCGCGTAGGGGCATGGATTCGACGCCAGAGGATGCCATTCGATCTGGTCGAAAAAATGTTTCTCCAAATAAGCGAGAGACTTGGCATGAGGACTATGCGAGAGGGTTTCCACGACAATGCGGTCGGGATATTCAAACATGAGATCGATGACCTTGGGATTCGGATTCAACGCCATGCGCGACCAGAGCGCCGGTGTGTTTTGGTAACATGCGCGCATCACCTCGTAGGCCTCTTCGGACGGGTTTTCGGCGAATTGTTCCCACACGATTCTGGTGGAATGTGTGACCAGGTAATGAACCACCGATGGACAGGGGTTCTGATTGAAACACATCCACTGGTACCGGTTCACGAAATAATCTTTCTTGATGCACATGGTGGACACCCAATCGTTCTCGGCGACGATTCCCTTTTCCAAGAGGAGTTGGATGGCAACAGGATTGGGGTTCACCATAAAAGCGCGCCACACCACGTGCTTGGAGAGTTCATCGAAATGCGCGGCCAACAAATCGGCCATAACGGGTTGCATCCAGACACGATGCATGATGTCTTGCCACGGAATCGGATATTTTCGCTGATGGAGCGCGCAGAGAATCTCACCGCTTCGGTCGTTCCAACAGAGGTGCATCCAGTCAATCATGTCTGGGTTCTCTATCAAATACTGCGCCGCCGCTGCGTTGCCGCTGATGCGGACTTTGTTCAACAGGGATTTTTCCGATTTCGCCATGTCGAGCTCTTGCCAAGCGTCCGGATTGCCACACAGCATGGACCATTGAATGTTTCCGTTTCCATTGAATAGATAGTTCTGCAAGATATAGTCGACCGCATTGGGGTTGGCGACGAGTGCTTCATAGTTCATCGTGACACCCGACAGCCACGGCCGCAGACGGTAGGTGAATGGTTTTTTGGCTGACATTTTTTTTTAAGTTTGTGGTCGAAAAATGTTGAAACAGTTGACATGACATTTCAATTTTTTAAAATCAATTGAAAAAGTGAAAGTGGTTTTTGCTCACGACAAATATTTGTCTGATGAAGTGAAAAATGGAATATCGAAAATGCTGTTCGTGAAGTTGTAGTTCGAATTTTCTTTCGCAATGTCTGTGTTTAACCTTACCAACTCGAATTCATCGTTGACGTTTCTGAATAAGTCTTGACCATCACTTCCCTTTATCAAATCGTCTCTAACAAAAATGGCGTCGGACATGCATGTCGCAACGAGAGAATAGCCTTTTTTGTTGCCAAGTTTTTTCAAAGCTGTCACCGAAGCGCCGGAAAGATGATTACCAGGCCAGACCCAGTTATCGTCCAATCTCATCACTTTATCAAAACCTGGAGCAATGTGATAATTCATCTCAATGGACACTACTCTCGGGGAAAAATTTGCGAGACTGTTCCAAACATGAAAATCTTGGCCATCTATGTCAATCGACAAAAAATCAAACTCTTGCGGAACGTCGTATTTCTTGAAAAGTTGATTTATGTTGGAAGCAGATATGAACTCGATCTTAACATCGTATATCCTGTCAGTGACACTGTCTCCATAGGGACGTTCATATCCATCCATGAGCAACCCATTGAATCCTCTTCTTCGCAAGTAAGCCGTGTTTCCCATTCCCGTGTCGTTTCCTGAGCTGCCGAACTCCACAAAATATTTGTTCGTTGTCCCAATGATGTCGAATATTTTCTCGAGAACTCCATCCTGTCCCCATTGAGATAAAACACGTTTTTGAAAGAGATTCAGGTCCATGTCGTTTGTTTCTTGGCTCGCTTTTATTATGAAATATTCATTTCTCTTTATATAGCTAAGCTTGAAATAATTAACTGGCAAAATGATTGTTACGTCGTGCAAAAGGGAATTGCGAGAGAGGGCCACTGTCAAGCTGGGACAGTTGTATTGCAGCCCTAATGATGGTCTCTCAAGAAAAGATCGCAAAAAGTGTTTACGAAAGTTCAACCGAGGTATATATGAGACTTGCGTGCAAAGGCAAAATTGCGCAAAAGCTTTGCGGTCCAAAACAGCAAGAAAGTTGCGTGCAAGAACTTGTCAACCCTACAAGAAGAAAGAACGCGAACAATGCATCCGTGCCTTCAATTCCTCCTTCTGGAGAAGCTGCAAAAAGACGACGAGACGACATTAGTGTCTCATGTAATGGTGAATGCTTACATAATCGTAATTATCGAAGTTGTTTCGTAAGTCAAATCTTCCACAATTCAGCCATTTCAGTTGTCTCGTCTGCATCTCCCCCGGGTGTTTCAAACACATAAACGTAAAGTATATTTCATATTCCGATGCTCCTGACAGCAGAACTTGATCTTTCCCGATATTTGATAAAAAAATGCGCCAAAAAGAGGTTGCATCATTATGGTGGTTTTGCACCATGGAAAAAAGTTCGTCCAAGAAAGGAACATGGAACATGCAGTGATGTGCAATTCCAGATAGGGCATTGGTCTTTTTCAAAGATGGATGAAGACGGTTCATGTGCTCGAAATATGGCAAATGATATTCATCACCTGTTGTGTTCAAAAATTTGCCTCCGTCGTCGATGAATCTTGTTGGTTTCAAAAAATGAGTGTCGCTGTCAATGACCAAATACGTTTGTAAAATACCAGGAATCACATACCCAGCATACAGTTTCAACAATTGCTGCAAATACCATCCATTTCTTTCGTTTGATCCAAGGTAGGAAGCAACGTCTCCTTTGTTAAATGGAAAGATGGCCTCGTCGATGGTGATGCACCCATCGATGGTCAATGATTTGTCTGGAGTTACAAGGTAGATGTTTCGATACCCGATGACGTTCCTTTTGGTGAACTCGACCGATTGTCTAATGATGTTGTAATCGTTCGGACCGACACAAGTGACAATGTCGAATAAGTCGAATGACATTCTCTCCTCGAGGAACGGTGAAAAGCGCTTCAGATTTTTGCAATGGATATGCAAATTAAAAATAGGAAACTTCTCCCCGGAAATCGTGATGAACGGTTTGCGTGCACCTCCATTCGATTCCCATGAAAATTGAAAACGGTCGTATTTAATGACGCAAGTCTCATTGACGAAGCCAGTAGTATCACCTGTTATGTTGGACGGATCGACCCCTCCCAAATATTGACCCATGGCAGCAGCGTCAAAGAGGAAGGGAAAGCGTTGCGAGTTAGTGGATACAAATTTTTCCTCGTCAGTCACTGCATGCTGCGTTGGAAAAATTGGGAAGTGAGTGATGAGTCGCTCCGTGCGTTCACGCACTAAAACAAAGTTCTCCATGTCATTCTTGCTGAAGTCGTATTGGCGAATGACATCTCCAAGTTTTTCATGATTAGGTATAAAGACAATGCTTGCGATGTTTCTTTTGAAACAGTCAAAGGGGACATGTACCATGGATCTGTCAATATGAGGCAACAAAGCGTCGCAGTTTTCGTAGACAAGAACGTCGTTCTCCAAATGGACGACATTTGAGACGTCGAAAGCCTTCATGAATTCGTACAGGACAAAGAAACGCATGGAGGTCAGCAGCCAAAACCCGTTCCGAAAACTCGCGTCAAACTGTGTTGACGCGTGAAATGGAACTGTGCAAGGCAGGTTTGCACGATCGATCAGAGATATTTTGCCCAGAAATTGATGAAATTTTTGAAAAAAACCAAGTTCGGTGATCACGTAAATATTTTGGTGCCCCAGTCGGAGCATTTGGTCGATGTTTACCAACAAGTACTCTTGGAAGTTGCCGATGCATACAAACACAACACTTGTTTGGATGGCAGGTGTCATTTTTTTTTTAGTAAACAAGACAAATTTAAAAGAACACTCAGAAAGAAACAACCATTGGTCCGACGCACAAAGACAAAGACAAAAACAAAAAATGTTCCCTTCCGCCAAAATTGTCACAGGTGAAAAAATTCAACAACAGTGTGAGAAGTACTTTGGCACGCCGAGCGATTTTCTTTTCAATCCCAAGACGGGTCGAGATACATGGAAGCATCACGATGTCACCATCTGGAATGACGTCATCGATAACCCGAAACTGCTCTTTTGTTACTCCCGCAGTTTACCTTTTTTCGCTGCAAAAGTGCATCTTCTGAAAAATGAATTTGTTCTGGTCACCCACAACTCAGACCATTGTGTCGATCTCAACGATGAAAGTGTCAAAAGGATACTGAACAGTGGAAAATGCTTGAAATGGTTTGCACAGAACCTCGTATCCGTTAGCAACAATATTGTGTTACCTTTACCCATAGGTATAGCCAACAGTCAATGGCAGCATGGCAATCTGCAGGTGTTTGACGATGGTTCTTTGCACATGCACAATACAACAAAGACAAAGCCAATTTACTTCCAGTTCAAAATCCAAACTTGTCCGTCGAAGCGAAATGAGTGCTTTGCGAAAGTTGCACCGCTTGTCCCGTGGTTGCCATCAGTCCCCCCATCCGATAATTTGATACGATTGAAGGAATATCAGTTCTGCATTTGCCCTGAGGGAAATGGTCCAGATACTCATCGATTTTGGGAAGCATTATATGTTCGGACTGTTCCGATTGTATTGAAAAGCAATTTCATTGCCAATTTCCAAATGTATCATGTTCCGATGGTTGCCCTGGATAAATGGGAAGACCTCGCGACCACCATCTTGCGATATGAAGATTACGACTTTACTGATCCCGTCTTCCTGGGTTTGATTGACATGGATTTGTTGAGAGAATCGATTGTTGCATCGTCGACAACTCCAAGTGCAACGACTTAAAAATGGATCGGTCAGGAAATTCACAAAGTGGTTTCCAATCATGAAAAAGACAATTGTCCCCGTTGTTGCCGTCTATCGCGAACAGGGACCGACGGAAGAGGAATTCTGCGACCGCGCGTTTGTGGTTTTGCCTGTTCCTAAAGACAACAAGTGGCCGTCACACCAGGTGGCCTATTTCCAATCCTCGGGCAGATCCAATGCGTCTTCTTCTTCTTCGAATATCGATCGCGCAGGTACCTGGTTCCCCACCGTCGGGTTGCTCTTCGAAGAAGACGACCATCCCGTCCAAAAACGCGTACAAGTGAAAGACATCAATGGTTTCATTTGCAAGCGTGACTCGCTCTTTGATGGGCTGCCCTATTGGTGCATCAATATTGTCAGAGATATTCAGTTGTACAGTCCCCGGTTTGGCATCGTCGGCAAAGTGGCGACCTTTCTAGGCGATGACGCGGACATTCTTCCTGCGTCTGAATTGTTTTTGATGCTCGGCTCGTATTGCTACCGCTGGTGGCAGGTCCAACAAAGCGCGCAATTAGGCGGCGGTGTCTGGCACCAGTTTTTCAAGCTGCGCTTGTTCGTCTTGTCGTTTGACGTGGAAGATTTGGTCGGGGGAAATATTTCGCAGCGTCGCGAGCCTTTGGACAGTTTGACCGTGTTTGGGAGTTCCAGTATCATCGTGGATGATCATTTGGGCGACCTTTTGCCGCCTTCGGATGCTTGGGCCGTGCAGAGTACACTCAAGAGGATGGGAGCGACGCTAGACACGCGAGATAGTACAGTGCTGCGTGCGCTCTTGAAATGAATGTGAGAAAAATTGAAAACGGGAAAGAAGATGATTGTTTATGCAAAAGACACAAACACAAAGGAAAAAAACATGGAAAACATGTCCAAGACACAAATGAACAACGTCCTGACTCAGCTCGTGGAGACGTCACGATGCCAGTGCTGTGGGAACGTCCTGGACGGCTCTTGGTACAACCAAGAAAGGGAGGGCTTGGCCAGACCAAGCTTCATGCCACTGCACTATTGTTCTTTTGTATGTGAGAGGACGTTCCGTTCGCCATGGGGTTACCAAAGACGCGGATACAATTATAAGACCAAGTTTTGATGTTTTTTTGCATAAATTTTAACAAAATTAATTGAAGTTTACTATCCATTCTTGTTGAGATTTCCATCCAACCAGTTCGCAATATATGCTAACACATTTCATCTGAAAAAATTCTTGATAGCATTCCCGATATCCTTTGCAGCGTTTTGCGCTTGTGCGTCTTGCGTCGTTGGACTTGCTTGCGTCGGTGTTGTTGTCGTTGTTGTTTCTGCCGGTTCAGGTATAGGGGGAAAGTCGGCAAAGGTTTTGTTGTAACCTGCCAGTTGTCGCGCTTTCAAATCATCGAACTCACGTTGCTGCGCAGCCAAATTGGCTCGGACAGAGGCGTTGAAAGCACTTCTCGACGCAAGGGCGGCGCTTTTTTCATCCGGCGTGATCAGACCTGCCGAGACCTGGTATTCCAACGTCTGGTCTAGTGGTTTGGGTGGCTGCGGTTTCAGAGGCTGCAAAATGGCGTTGGCGGCATCGCTGCTTAGTTGTCGCTGTGCGACCAGGACGTCGAAGATTTTGGATAGGTCTGTGAACAGGATTCCGTTTTTCGCAGGATCCATCGTTTGTATCAGGTATTGGTCCACGATTGTCTTTTCCTGCAGCGTCATGGTGTTCTTCTGTAAGAGGCTATTCAACGTTGTTTGGATGCTGGCATAGGAAATGGGGCTGTCCATGACATCAAGACCCTCTGTTACCAGAGTAGACTGGTGCAGCATGATAAGAATTCCGGCAACGACGGCAATAATCAGTAGCCAAATAACAAAGTGATAATGAGTCTTCATTTTGTTATTTAATGAATCGCAAAAAAAAGCTACAGCCCAAAAAGCAAGAGATTCGAGCTTTGCAGCTGCGATGCCGCCAATTGCGTCTTCAAATTCGCCTGCTGGTCCAGAAGAGGTTGCAGCTTTGCATTGTAGGCGGCCAATTGACTTTGTGTATTGCCAGGCGCGTTCATAAAGTTTTGCAGGGTCGTGATTTGCTGATTCACCAGATCGAGTTGTTGGGTGATTTGCTGCTGTTGCAGTTGCAACGGCGTCTGTTTGGCCACCGCGGTTTTCATCAATTGATCCTGGGCAACGAGAGCCTGCTGAGAGGCTGCCACATTCTGTGCCGTTTTGGCCTTTCTTGCCGCCGCTGACGCAGATATGGGTGCCGTAATAGCCGCCTGCTGTTGTGCTGTCAGAGTATATATTCCACTGGCATCCACTGGGTTCAAAGACAGAGAGAAAGGATTAGAAGGTGTGGATGATGATGTTGTTTGTGCTTGAGCTTGAAGTTGCGTCAATTGTGTTTGCACCGTGTTCAGCTGAGTGGTAAGAACCGCCACCTGGTTGGTTTGGCCCTGTGCCTTGGCATCTTGCAGTTGCTTCGTGAGGTCTTGCAACTGGTTTTGATAATTGGTGATGTTTTGCTGCGTCAAGACCGTTTGCTGTGCTTGCAATTGTTGTTGCAATGCGTTCAATGAATTTTGCTGTTGTGCAAAGGCGGCTGCCGCATCGAGTTGTCGGTTGGTGATGGCTTGCTTTTGTGCATCGAGACCAGCGGATAACGCTGCCTTTGCTTCGGCAGTGGAGCCTTGCAACTTGGCCAATTGCCCCGTGATGTTGCTGCTCGTGTCTGAAAGCACCTTGGTGGCTGCGGTGGTCCAATCCGTGTTGAACGCCGGAATGATAAGCGCATTCAAAGAGGTGTCGATGGATGGCAAAGGGGAGGGGAAAAAGGCGCCCTGCATCAATGCCAGCAAATCCATGGCCACGTCCGGTGGCAAGACCGACTCGTTGACGGCCTGTTTCATGACTCGGTCGATAGAGGACCCAGAGATGATGGCGTTGCCAGATGGGTCGGTGGTGGACGCCGATGTCAACATTCTGTTCAATGCTCTTGCCTGATTGATGTCGATTTGCTGTTTTTGTAAGCTGTCTTGCACGGTTTGTAGAACTTTCGAGGCATCGAACATGGTGTTCGCGCTGAATGACATGGCTGAATTGGGCATCGGCATCAGACTCGAGAGGGAGACCTGTGAAAGAGGACCGGTAATTAGTGCTGGCACTCCTTGGATGCTTGTCTTCAGGCTGTTCGTGAGACCGACCAGGCTTTGGTATTTGGTCAGCGTCGGCTGGATCCACCCGCTGGGATTTAATTGGGAAGTGAGGGAGGAGATGGAGCCTGGAACGGTGGAAACCTTGCCGAAGAGATCGTTGACGTTGTTCAGAAAATCTCTGATTTTTCGGACGGTGTCAGAAGAGAGACTATCAAAAGCCTGTTTGGCTTTGTCGTATGCTTGCTCTGCTGCGCTTTTTGCTTGGTCAGCAGTGCCTTCAATATCCCTGGTGAAATCGTTCCAACTGTACCCTTCAAACAATCTCCTTTGTGCCTTCTCGTACACATAATATGTGACGACAAGGAGCGTCGATAAGATAACTGCAATCAAAATCAGCTGCTTCCATCGAATGATCATTCGCTTCAATTAAAACTACAACAATACATTATTTTTGTTGCTGTGAAAGTTTCTTTACAGTGCCGCGGCAGCAGAGGAATACAATTTTTGAGCAGCTGTCTTTGCATTGGAAAGGAAAACAGAAGCGTCATTCGCAAGCGTTGCAGAAGTGTTAGAAGCGTCCGCAGCAGCGGCTGCGTCGTTAGCCGACGTTGAGGTCACCGAAGAGGAAGAAGGTGGCGATGACGACGAGGAAGAACCGACTCCAAGCGTCTGTCCAGCGGGAACCACCAGATATTTGTCAAAGAGATCAGGAATGCCATTGAAGGTCGACTCCAATCGGTCGAGACCACCGAGGAATTGGTCTCCTAAACCCTTGAGTTTTCCAGTGACCTTGTTTTTCGCGTCCGTCACACTGCTTCCGATCTTGCCGAAATTGGAACTGATACCACCGACAGAGTTGAGCAATTTATTGACACCTGTCGTCAAGTTGCCTGTGTTGCTGGTGAACGTGGTGAGGGCTTTCTGCTGGGCATTGTAAGCGTCGGTCATGGTTTTTTTGGCGTCCTGCAACACCTGTTGCCATTGTGTGCTGAAATCGGTGAGACCCTCTCGTTTTCGGGAGTCGAGCCACCAATAAAGCAGGCACAGAGCCACTAACAGTGCAATCATCCCCATCAAAATTTGTGCTTTATTGAGTCGTTTCGCCATTTTCATTCGGAAAAAAAAAGGTTTTAATCGCTCTGCTGTTATTGCAAAGCAAAAAAAGATCAATGGACGACATTCTGTACTTGGCACACGTGACCATGTCTGACATCCAAGGAGACCATTTGGAGGTCTCTGGAAGTGCCGCGACGCAATTTCCAGGTGTCTACTTCTCTGTGATCACCGTGCACAACAGAGAGAAGGAAGTCCTGCACATGGGCGATCGGGTGCTCCTCTTTTCCAAGGAATTGTTGGTCTCTACGGACCGCTACCACCTGAATTTGCAAGACAACAACGGCGGCATCTGTGAAGGCAACACATTCTTGCCCGAGCGGCTAACAGAGTATTTGGCAGCATTGAAAAGAATCGCGACAGGGGAGGACAAAATGCACTTGTGCATGAACGAGGTAATTTTCCATGACCGAGTGCCCATGGAATTCTGTCGGAAGCGCATTCGTCGACCCTTCGGAAGACCGAATCGCGAATTCTTGCCATCTGCTCTGTAAGACGTGGACTGCAATTTTTTTTGTCCGAAAAGAAGAAGTGGCAAAAAAATCAATTTGGGTTATGAAGAAATTAATTGCTGTGCTTCGAAAGCAATGGGTACTCTATTTTTTGAGTGCCGTGTTGGTTGGTCTCATTGTCTACAATCTGTATCATCTTTTTAGTGTAAAGAAGAGAGAGGGTCTGGACGACCCGGCGAGAATGATCCAAGATGCGCTGGACAAGTTGGGCAACATGACCGGGATTGTAAACGACATTCCAGGCAAGCTTTCGGAGTTTGGCACAGGTATCAAAAATTTACCACAAAATGTGGGCGCACCCTTTGTCAATTTCGGCAAAAAATTAGACAGTAGCATTGGCGCCATTGGAGGTGCCGTGACGAGCATCCCAAACGACGTGAAAGATGCCATGAAACATTTCCTCGATGATGTCGAGAACACCATGGTGGATTTCGGTAATGATATGAACAACAATTTTCAAAAAGGTCTGGTGGCCGTGACGAATGAAGCCAACAACATGAAGTCCGACATGAACAACGTCTTTCAAGGCGGTCTCCATGCCGTCGTGGACCAGGGAAACAGCATGGCCAAACAGCTGACCGACGTCTACCAGACCCAGACGAATCAAATGGGTTCCCTCTTGAACAACTCGTTCAACACGGGTATCAACACATTGGTGTCTAGTGGGAATCAGTTGACGAGTGACTTGACGACAGCGTTTAATAACGAGATCCAGAGTTTGCAGCAGTCAGAAGCCGCTTTCTTGAACAAACTGAGTGCCGGATTCGACTCCCAACTGAAGCAAGTGACGGATACCACCAACACGTATTCGAACACCATCAAACAGACATTTGACCAGCAGGTCAAAGCTCTTTCGGATGGACAGAAGCAATTTACAGGACAAGTGGAAGGCAAATTCAATGCTGCCATCGCAAAAGCCGACGATGCTGTCAAAAGCGCCAACAAAATCGCCGACAGTTTGAACGATCAGATCAAAACGGCCAACACGCAATTCCAACAGCAACTTACAAACGCCGCAAACCAGGCGTCCTCCTTGGAAAATCAACTGCAGATACAGTTCAACAATGCCCAGAAGGCAATGACCACTGCTTTCGACACCTCCATTGGTCAAGTGAACCAGGGCATCTCAGACGTGAAAGGTTTGTCAACAAAGTTGTCCTCGGAATTTTCCTCCAAGCTCACCGAGTTGGAAAACGAGGCGAATGATTTGAAAGGCAGCTTGCAGGGAGCGTTCAATTCCGCCATCGGTCAAGCGACCGATTTATCGAACAAGGCGGCCACCATGGGCACCACCGTGTTGGGTCAGTTCCAAGCCGGCGTCAACAGCATTAATACTGCGCAGGGCACCATCACCAGCAATTTGAACAAATTGAATGTTCCGATGAGCCAATTGGGCACTGTCAACTCGATCATAGGTGGCATTCCGCAACAGTTGACGACAATGGGGTCGCAATTGACCACCGCCACGAATGGAATCTCAGACTTGCAGAACAAGATGGGGGACAAAATTGGCACCATTACAAGCTTCGCGACGTCGTTGCCAGGTACCATCGAAGGCAAATTGTCGGATTTTGCCGGTACTATTAACGAGTCGGTAACGAACGCTTACACCCAGGCTCAGGGGACCATCGATGGGCAATTCAATACGTGGCTCGGTGATTTCAAGGACCTCGCAGGTTCTGTGTCAGAGGATATCCAGAAGCATTTTGAGTCGCAGACAAGTGTTCCGTTCGGTCAGATATCCAAACTGGGTGGCGTCTTGGACAAGATCAAGCAGGGTGTTGAGGAAATTCCGCAAGACGTCGAAAACATTATTGGCGACATTGAGGGTATTCCAGAGCAACTGAAGGGCAAATTCCAGGTTCTGGGTGGCACGATCGAGGGTAAGACGAGAGACGTACTGAATTCAGCAAAAGATTTGGAAGAGAAACTGGTGGAGAAGTTGAAGACGTTCGGTGAAGGCATCGAAAAGGTCATGACGACCAAGGTACTGGGCTTTTTCAAGAAAGCGGGGGATATTTTGAAAAAAGCACTCGTCGACCCCATGGAGACCCTGTTTACTGGTTTGGGTAACGTGTTCAAGCAACTGTTCAAAATAATCATGATGATCATCAACAAAATCGTGGGTCTACCCGGTTGTATGTTTTTTTATTTAATGGATTCGATTACACAAATGATAAACAGCATTTTGAAAGCGATTTTGCCTTCGTTTTTGATGAGCTTCCTACGAACCATATATAACTACACACTGAATCCTGTGTTGGACTTTGTCGGTTACAACAAGGCACTGAACAATTGCGTGTCTTTCAACACGAAACAATATACCGACGAAATGGTGAAGAACTTCAACAAGATCGGCGATGCGTTTACCAAGGACTTTGGCCGGATCGATTTCAGTGCGCTGGGCAGGATATAGAAACGCGCACGAGTTTGGTCGTGAGCCAGACTCCGATGGACATCCACATGTGATTGATGGCGGAGCCGCCGTTATAAATGACCCAACGCAAAGCAGTGCAATGGGGTGCCTGAGTGAAAAAGACGGATTTGACGAATCCAAAGAAACTGAGTTCTGCACATAATCTCGAGTACAAATGGGAGGCGAGATAATGAATGACGATCCAAAAGAAGAAAGCACCGGCGATGTCCACGATCCAAGAGGCGAATGTGAAGATGCTGTCTCGAATGTTCATTCAAAAGAGACGAAAATAAAAAAAACAATGGCGTAACACATGGAATGGTTTTTAGACTTTTTTCTGTGAAATGAAAATTTTAATTTTCGAACTGGTGTATCGGTTTTTGTTTTTATATTTGTGAGTTTGTTCAGAATACGGCTTGACGAGATGCCTTTGTAGCTCAGTTGGTTAGAGCATACGCTTAGTAAGCGTAAGGTCTTGGGTTCGAACCCCAACAAAGGCTTTCATAGCCAATTATTTTGTGTCTGTCTCGTGGCTTCTTTCTATCACTGTGTTAACCATGTGCTCCACCAAGTCCAACAACTCCGACCTGTCCCCATCATCGCGGCTGTAAATCGTCGTCAAATTCGGACAGTCGTCCTCTGACTTCGGCGAAGGTGTCGCTGTTGCCAAATTCAGGGACAGAGGAAACGAGTCCATGCTATCGACGCTTCGCAACATCGACTTCGTATGGATACTGTTCTTCAGGTCTTGTATCAAAGCGCGATCCATGGAGTTGTGCTGTTCTTCCAAGACAGCTCGCATGAGTGCCTTTTTTTGAGTACTACTTGGCTGGTGCAATTCGTCGTCGAAATGGATGTCGTTGCTCACCTGGCTGAACAAGAGCTGGACCTTGTTCGAGAAACGCTTCCAGTATTTGGCATGCAGGCGATGAAAAAAGTCGAGGTAAGAGAGGAACAACTGCATCTTCTCTCGCACCGTGTACAGGTTGTATTGAAACGCGTGCACAAAGTTGTCGATGTTGAGACCGCTAGTGTTCTTCTTGCGATGAGATCGCAAGGCGAGCTCTTTCGCGCCGATGTGCCGATGAATTCCCAAGATCAACAATAAAATAGCCGCATGCAGCTCTTTTAAAATCTCGTTGTCGTACTGCTTGTACGGTTCTAAATCTTTGTAGACGGGGTAAGCGTGGAAAACGATGCCGGCGGCGCTGCTGTCGATCTGAAGCTCTTTTTCGATATAGGTGACGATGATCTGATACAGCTTGTAATATTCGCAATACATGCGGTTGTTGATCGACAGGTAGATGCGCCACATGTCGTCGTATTCGATGTCGAGGAGGCGTCCCTGGTACTTCAGAGAGTCCAGGCCGAAAACAAACGCATTGTATTGGCTGTTTTCTTTGACGAAGGATTCATAGATCTCTTTCAACTTCTCAATTTTCGTCTTCAGAGTCTCCAAATGCACCAAGACATCGTTGCGTACATTTCCGAGCTCAACAAACGCCTCTTTCAACTGTTCGCCGGTCTTCTCAATAGAGGTAGATGGATCAAACATTGCTGAAATTTTTGGTGAGATTGACAGATCTGAACAAAAAAAGCAACACCCAATAAAAATAAGCCCCCCAAGACTGTTTCCAATTTCCATTCCATAAAAAAAACTCTGCGTGTAGTCCAAGCAAGAATGGAAGATAGCAGCATCATCGACGATGACCAAACCAAAACGCGCAGATTCGCCTGGACGGTAGAGCACGAACGCATTCTTGTCGAATGGGCCGACAAAGCCATGTGCTTCCGATGGCTGCACTCCAAGGCCAATGCCATGTATACTACACTCAATGCCTTGTATACGATCCCAGTGATTGTGATCTCCACGCTGACCGGCACGGCCAATTTCGCACAAGAGCGTGTGCCCGAAAATTTTCAGAACTATTTCGCCATGATCGTCGGTGGATTCAACATTTTAGCGGGCATAATCACAACCGTCCAACAGTTCCTCAAAATTACGCAGCTCAATGAGGCGCATCGCGTCAGTAGTATCGCCTGGGACAAGTTTTACCGGAACATCAAAATCGAGCTGGCCAAGCATCCCGACGAGCGCATGGACGTGACCCACATGATCAAGATGTGCAAAGAGGAGTTCGACCGCTTGATGGAGACGAGTCCCATCATTCCCGACAAGGTGGTCGAAGAATTCAAAACATCGTTTGCCGGGGCGGAACTCTTCGACGTGATTGCCAAACCAGAAATTTGCGATGCCCTCTTTCCAACCGACAAATACCGCAATCCTTGGTTCTCCGACGAAAATCAAGAAAAACAACGGCGCCAACTCGCGGACACGTTGCGCTTACGACAACAACAAGAACTCGATCGGGTGGAGCAAGAAAAAAAGAAAGTGGAAGATTTCAAACAAGAATTTTTTCGGTTACATTATCGCTGGCCATTGGACAACGAGATTATTGATAATTTAAAAGACAGCATGGAAGTGGCTACGTTACAGAAATACATTATGCTGTTGAGAAGTGACATTGCCAACCCGGATGGGCCTGAAGAGGCGCCGCCTGTTTAACGCTGCGCAGAGGATCGACGCTCTTCAAATCGATACACAAGCACACAGAATGATACATCTCGGAAACTTTGCGCAAGGCATCGTTGCAAAACTCGGTTAACACATCCACCTCGTTCAGAATCGCCTCGAAGGGCGGCCGTGCTGTCGCCGCCAGGACCAGAGGCGAAGCGGACAACTGCGCATGCAAATGCTCCAAAATGTCTACGACGCTGTCGCAGAAGGTCGTCAGGATGTTGAGGATTTCGGTCCTCTTCTCGTGGTCTTTGTGGCGTTGCTGCAGTTTTTTCTTGAGCACTGCCTCGCTCAAGTATCCACGCAAAAACTGGACGCGCAGCTGCTCGTTGCCTCTTTCCAGGTCGATGCGATACAGGGGCACTTGCTGCAACACCATGTGAAGCGTGGCACGACAGATGCCGTCGAAGCGGCGTTCCATGTCGTTCCAACCACGGGCGTGCAATTCGCGTTTGATTTGGCTCACTAATTGATAGGCGAGAGTCCGAATGCGTCCTTGCTCCCCTTGGCAGAGGGCACGATTCTGATTGTTGTTGTTGTTGTTGTTGTTGTTGTTCGTGTGTCCTTGCTGGCGCATTCTTTCTTCTCTCTGACGCATATACTCAAAGTAATGCGGATTGTGGATGTCGCGTGTGATCAGCTCGCCCGTGCGCCAATGAAAGGCGGTGTGGCAATTGGTGCAGTACATCACATTGCAGCCGTCCACTTTGAAAATGCCGGTGGCGCAACTCGGACACGGTTTGGTATTTTGCACAAGCAGCTCGGCGGTCGCTTTGTCTTCCTCTTTGCACACATGGTCCTCCGAGTCGTTTTTGATGACGTGGCAGTCTTTGCAGGTGAACCGCTGGCAGAGTCCGCATTTCCAGGCCGTGCTGAGGTAACCGCGGCATTCCTCGGCTGGACAGGCCCTCACGAATCGTTGCTGATGACGTGTCGCTTCATCTTCTTGTTCCCCCTGCGCTGGAGCACGACCGGTTCGGAGTTCGTACCGAATGTTTTGCTGAAGGAGGTGCAGTTCCCTGAGGCGGTTGGAGATTTGTTGTCGCCTGGTTTTGGATTGCGCCTTGAAAGCGGCCAGTTCCTCTTTAGTGATGGATGTATACCCCGCTTTGATGGATTCCTGCATTTGTTTGATTTTTCCACTGATGCCGGCGGACTCTCTTCGCAGCTGACGGTATTCGTGGATGTTGTCAGAGTATTGCTGCTCCAGCTGTTCGGCGCGGATAGCGCGTTCCACGATGGGCATGGTCGCGGGAAGCATGGCCCTTTGAAGCTCCAAAAAGATGGATTCGCGATGGTCGCGCAAGGTTTGGGTCAAAAATTTTTTGGTGAAATGCTCACAAATGAAAGCGCGCGACCAGGTTTTGTTGCAATTCGTGTTCATGCAACGCAGTTCGGCATGGTTGTTGGACAAGAAAAAGCGTTCGCAACACGTTCGACAAGCATTGAATTCGCAATGGGAGCAACGGACGGGAGTCCGGGTTTTCCGATTGAATGTCTCTGCACATATGTTGCATGCGGACACATTCTCTTGATGGAGTGACATTTTGTCGGTTTTTTTTGTTTTTTTTGTCACACTTTTTGAGTTTAAGTGGGTTCTCCAGAAAGACACCTTCAGAATAGGAGTCCGAAGGGGAGGGGTGTTAGAGTTTGTGGGGAATTTGTTAGTTTTTCTCTTTTTGGAAAACCCTTCGAAGTGCAAGAAACATTGGTTGCAAACAGGTTGGATAGAAAAGTTGGAGGGTTTTGGAAAATCGTTATTTCTAACAAATTTGAAATGATTCTAACAAAGGCCCGCCTCCGCCTTCGTCGGGGGAAAGAGAAGGGGTGTTAGAATTGTGGGGAAATTTGTTAGTTTTTCTCTTTTCGGAAAACCCTTCGAAGTGCAAGGGACATTGGTTGCAAACAGGTTGGATAGAAAAGTTGGAGGGTTTTGGCGAATCGTATTTTCTAACAAATTTCCAACAAAACTAACAACAATCATTGATGCAGCTTTCTCTGTTAGCCTCCTTCAAAAATGAAACCTGGAATCTACGCGAATGGTTGGAACATTATGTCTGGCAAGGGGTCACGCGTTTTTATTTGATCGACAATGGAAGCACCGACAATCCAATGGATGTCGTCGAGTCCTTTCGCCAGAGCAGACCTGACATTTCCGTCTTTGTCTATTCCTGGAGTGCACCCCATCGGCAGCGCGAACATTACCAGAAGGCCATTGCGGAAAACCTGGATGGCATTGTTGAGAAAAGCGAGTGGATCCTGGTCTGTGACCTGGACGAATTCTTGTTCAGCCGAGTGCCAGGCAAGCGACTATCGGATTTGGAATTTCCCAGCGATGGCGACGTTGTCCGCGTCCACGAAAGAGTGTTCGGATCCGACGGACACGAAAAGCATCCAAGGGGAAACATCCGACGTGCTTTCCTGCATCGACGTCCTGGCCTCGGCTACGAAACCAAGTATTTTTTTCGACCCCAAAGGGTGAAGGAATTGAACATTCATCAGGCCGACGATGCTGGTATATCCGTGTCGTTCTTGGACGACAAAATCGGCTTCAATCACTACCAAATTCAATCGTTGGACTTTTATCGCCACATCAAGATGACCAGGGGAGACGGGTGCTGCGGAGCTCTGGACACATCCAGGAACATGGAATTGTTTTCTGCTCTAGACAGTGAAGCCACGTGTTACGACGACGAACTGGTGCGCCTTCTTTGATGTTGTTGCAAAAATTGAAATAGAAGGAGTGCTTGATAGACAAGCAAGACAGGAAAGCAAAACATTCATTCAAAAAATGTCAAAACCAATCATTGTATCGATCGACGGCAACATTGGGTCGGGGAAATCTACCCTACTGAAACAGTTGCAAGATCGTCGAGCCTCGCAAGAAGAAATAGTGTTTGTCAAAGAACCCGTCGATGAATGGGCTAGCATTCGCGACCTGAATGGCAGGACAATGTTGGAAATGTTCTACGAAGACCCAGATACGTACGCTTTCTCTTTCCAAATGATGGCGTACATCTCTCGACTCGCTGTCTTGAAAGAGACCATTGAAGGGCATCCCAAGGCGCGTGTCATTGTCACCGAACGAAGCCTGTTCACGGACAAGCATATTTTTGCGGAAATGTTGTACCAAGCTGGCAAGATCAAGGATGTCGATTTCCAGATTTATTCACGGTGGTTCAATGTATTCGCGAAGGAATACCCGGTCAGCAAAACGGTCTATGTTAGAGCCAGCCCAGAGACTTGCGCCGACCGCATTCGGCGGCGTGCCCGCGATGGGGAGTCGGTTATCGATTTGGCCTATTTAAGAGACTGTCATGAATACCATGAAGCGATGATTCGAGAGCACACACGGGGACAAGAGCTGCTTGTCTTGAATGCCGATCTGGACATGGGCGAGCCGGGCGTTCAAGAGGAGTGGATCCGGAAAGTGCTCGATTTCCTCTGTTGGATACAGTAGTAGTAGTAGTTTTGCATTTTGTGTCGAAAAATTGAATTTGTAAAATGTAATTTGTGATTAGAAACCCCAACCAGATGTTTCGAACTTTCTTGTCATTTTGAAATCCACCATGAGAAGAAAGAGATTGCCTACAACCGAGGAACACGATTTCCGTGTGCGAATCGCTATTTTCGATGAAAACCGCGCGATCACCAACGAAGAGAGAGTCATCCGGCAAAGCCTGCTCCATGGAAAATTGTTTGAGCATTTGTTAGAAGAAGAGTTCCGGGAAGACGACGTTGGAAGCTTCGAAGTCCTGGCTGCTGACGACGAGGTCGGAGTGGGTGTGCGTCAACAAAGCAAAGAATTGCGGCTGCGAAGATCGATGCTCTATTCCGAATTCAAAGAGAACGAACATGCTCTCTATTTTCGGCAGCATGGTGAGGAGCTCATGAGCTTGCAAGAGTTGAAAGTCATGACGGAACGAATCCGTTTCCGATTGGAACAATTCTTAGGATACGGGTTGCAAGACCCAGTTATGTATATAGAAACAGGTCGTATTTCCTGACATTCCTTCTTTTGTTTTGAATTGCCTTGCCTTGCCTTCCCTGTAAAGAATTTTAAAAAATGAACCATCAAAGACCTCCACGTTGTGTGGACTGCAAACATTATCGCGCCGATCCCAAAATGTTTTGTTACGATCGAGCTGCCTTTTCATACAATAGTCAATGCAGACGTTTTGTCGACTACAACAAGGTGCATGGCGGCATTCAATATTTGGCACCGATCGTGGCACGCAAATTTCCCGAAAAGTGCGGTCACGAAGGTTGGGGCTTTGAAGCGTCCGCGTCGCATTGGCTAACAAAACGGGCAAAACACGGTTTGTTAGTTGCGTATCCAACGCTCATCGGTGCCTCTTTGGTGGCGTGGATCGCGTTTCGCGTTTTCTGAAAAAAAAATTGAAATGGGTGCGCAAAGACAGAAAAACGGGTTCCAAATCTTATCCAGGATCGAAAAGTTTCGTTTTTAAAAAAAAATGAAGAGAACCATTGGTGAATTGACCCAAGAGGTCCATGCTATGGACATGGGAGAGATCGAGACGGAACTCTTCAAATATTGTTTTGACGAGGCGCTCATCATGAATGGGAACGGCTGGTTGTCGTTGCGTGACCTCTTTCTGTATTTGGCCGAGGAGATGCCACATATCGTTCGCACGGTGTTGCGGCGACGGAAACTTCCCAAGTTGTTCACTTTTTTTATACGCGATAGTGACGTGGATCGATCGATTGTCGGACGGAAAGAGGGAACCACGTTGCCGCGAGAGAAATGGTGCGTATTGGATTTGTTGTGTCATGGACGTTCGTATTGCGACCGATACGACAAGGACCTGGAAAGTACGTATCGAGTGAACCTGCCCATCCATCGCCTCAAGCGTGATCATCTCATGCTGAATTCACATTCTACTGTCTTTGACGTGGTTTGCGATTTTGACTCATCGCGGTGCAAACGCGAGAATTTGCTTCGAGACAAAGCCAGAGAAGCCATGGAAGAGTTCGTGTCCATCTTGATGAATCATCGGTCGGATATTTATTGCGATGATGCGTTTCACAACCGCAAAAAAAACACGTCAGGCTTGGTCGAAGACGGATTTTTCACTCTGCCTTGGCGAAATCTATGTGAGCCGGTGATTCACGAGTTGTTGGTCTTTCAGCGTTTGCAACGGATGACGGAGGGCTCTGTGGCAGGGTCCATGGTGTTGGACAATTTGTTTGAGCTTATTTTTGAGTATTTTCGCTTGCCGAGGTGGGGAACAAAGAAAGAGGATTGTTGGAAGTCGTCGGCGATACACAAATTGTTACCCTACCATTCTTTCAAAGACGCGGTTCCTGTCGAAAAGTGAAAATTATTTTGCATTTTCTTCTCTTTTTTGTTTACTTTTGATGTGTGTGTGTGATTTGATATTAAAAAGTTAAAACGAAAAAATATAAATATCGCATTTTCGTCTTTTCGTGTTTTCGTCTTTTGTCAATGTACTTTGTGGCTGCCAAACGCACCTTCCCCAAAAATGTTCGAAGCTGGTTCTGCCAAGATGTGCCGTGTCGTGTACGTCCGAGTAATACAAACCCTGCGCAAGTGGTGTTGAAGGCGTTGGACAGCGACGCTACCAATGTCAGCCGCGAGTTCGTGGAAGAACATTTCCGACCTCTAACATGGGACGACCAATTCGTTTACGTGGAGTCTTATCCCAATGGCCGCGTGCCGATTTCCGAATTCGACGTCCGACAACTCATCAGTGAGAATGAGCTGTTGCGGCATTTCTCTGGCTGTTCCAAGCCGATTCGCGACCTGTTGTCCAAAGCGCATTGGGACAGTTATATGGCTAAGGGATCGCTGTACTGTTTAACGGTGAAAGAGTATCGCGATTTGACCAACCGCTTTGATCCTTCCGATAGACAAGAACCAGAACCAGAACCAGAAGTGGAGGAAAAGCAAGAGTCCGATGCAACCGCAACAGCGAAGAAACGACAAAACTTGTTGAAACGCGTTGGCTCCCCCTATTTTAACCGACGCACGCGTGCTGCGAACCCGGTTTCTTGCGATTACGACACGTTTCGCGAAACCCCGAGCTACCCAGCCCCGATCGGCATCCGAAAAGAGGACTTTGCGTTGCCCAGCGAACAGAATGAATTGTTGCGCCTCCTCTTGTCGCAGCTTTTTTCCTGTCGCAATGCACCCGAATGTCCAGCGTCTTTGGTGAGCAAGTTGGGGCTTTCGATCGTAAAGGACTGTCATACGTGCCTCTGGTGCGGAGAGGTCGTCGACTTGTTGGAACTGGACCAGTCGTATTGCTCGAAACAGCATTCGATCAATTTGTGCCATCGTAATCCCTCTTTGGGTACGCACGTTGGCAACGTGTATTTTGGTCATGGGGACTGCAATCGTGAGCAAGGGGGGTATTCGGAGGAGGAAAGAGTGAATCAAATTCTCCGTTTAGCCAGATCCAACCCAGCGCATCTTGAGCGACTCATCGTGGGTCTCGACTTAAAAAAAGGATCAGGAGAAAACAAAACATAATATACCATGTCCGCGTTCTTTGTGTATGTTTTGGAGTGCAGTGACGGTGCCACCTACGTAGGTGCTACGATGGATTTAGACCGACGCTTGCGGCAACACAACAAGGAAATCCAAGGAGGGGCGCATGCAACGGGCGTCAAGGTTGGACGTGGACACACGTGGCGACGCGCCTGTTATGTGAGTGGGTTTCCCGATTGGCAGTCAACACTGCAATTCGAATGGCGTCTGAAACAGTTGGCCAGAAAATTGCACGGCAGGGAATCGTCGCCCATTGCGCGCCGGCTGATTGCGTTGAAACAGTTGCTTGCGATGGATCGGTCGACGAGTAGGGCTATTCCCTTTCAGGAATGGCTGGCGCCTCCCGAGGTGCACTTCGAACACGACGACGTTCGCGATCTCTATGAGGAGATCACTGTTTCTTAGATGTCGTGTCGTTTTTTTTTATTTTAACAACAGAAGAAGGAAGAAAAAATGTCAGGAAGTGTGAACAATGCTCTCTTTGGGCCTTTAGGCAGTCAATACTGCGCTCTTTTTTATTGGCTGGCGTTTTTCGCGCTTGTCATGATCATTGTAACGGTGCTGGGTACCATGTATATCGGTTTCACGACCAAGAAATGGTCAATGGTCCTCGTTAACCTCTTTCCTTTGGTGGCCGTCTATGGACTAATGTATTTCCAAAACCGTATCTTTTATAGCATGTGTTCACGCTCTTTGCAATAAGACCATTTGTTTCTGAGGCAATTAAAATTTAAAAAATCAGAAGTTGCAAAAGAAAAAAAAACGAGTTTTTTTTGTTTTGAAACATCTTTTAAAACCATGGACATCAGACACGGACCCGAACAGATATTGACCGATGTATCGTCTTACAACAGCAACAGCAATTTGTCTGACTCTGCTTCTATTTCAGGAAGTACCTTGACCACCAATTTCGACAAAAGCGCCACAGCCACTATCGTGTCCTATGCGCCGACGATGACGACCACACCGACTGTAAAGCCACCGATTGTGAAGCCGCCGACTATGATGACGACACCGACGGCGACAACAACAATCAAGAAAAAAATGGATAAAATTTTGGATATCGCCGTCATTTGCGAGGAATTCTCCCCTCTCCAGGTGGCTTGTGACGATGACAACGTGACCGTCCTGGACGATATCCACATTTCTTTGTCGGTCTTCAAGAAATTGTTCTACCCGTTTGGCGAGAACTTCGGCATCAACAAGGACGTCGTCAACAACCAAAAAGCATTGATGGATTACATCTCTTTCCAATCCGCTTTGCGAACCGTGAATACGCGACCGTTTGACCTGTTGGAGGTCATCATGAGCAACATCGAGTCGGACCTGAATGTGTCACGCAACGCTTTCACCACATCCTCTCGTGTTGAGCTCGTCAATGAATTTTTGCGCCTGAAATCGCTTTGCGACCTGAATTGTTGTAGTGTAGCTGCTTCGTTGCCCTGGTCTAGCGTCGAAGAGATCATGTCCAACTTCCAAAAGAGCAACCCAGACTATACGGTTCAACCCGTCTTCATCATCAGCATCCAATTCAAGACACCCACACCTGGCGTCAAACCGACCACGGTAAAATTCGTCTACAAAATAAGCGACGAGGCATAAAAAAAGAAAAAAAAAGGAAGGAAGGATGAGCGACTTGGATTTGAACATTTACAGCTACTCTTTTGAGGACTTGTTGAGTATTTTTGGCCTGAGTATTCCTGACGAGAAGGACGGATATGATAGGTGCAAGGAAAAAGTCGAACGCAAAATCCGGCTCGTCGAAGACCGGGTCGACGACCCAGACATTTTGAATTTCTATCGTCAGACGAGGAAAATCCTGTTTACGGTCTACCATCTGCTCGACAACGACCGCATCGTCCCCAATGAAATCGGTTCGGTGGTGCGGAAAATCAAAGACACCGACGACTTTGTCCTGTTGAACGAAGACGAACTCGGCAACAAGGTGTTGAACAGGCCGAATTACAACACGCGTGTCATCCATCCCATCGTGAAAGACATGAAGACGAATGTGGTGGCCGATACCTTTGTGAATGCGGTCGCGCCGGGCGTCTTGAACCCGGTCAAACGCGTCACGCAGATTCAGAATTTGAATCTGAACACATGCTTCCGACACAATTACTACCAATCCAATCCGAGCAATTTCCTGTACCTGTTGCCGGTGGAGATCAAGAACGTGGTATCGATGCGTTTGGTGTCGATCGAGTTGCCCAATTCCTGGTACCTTTTTTCAAGCGCACAGCATAACAACGTGTTCTTTATTGAAAGTGGTGGGACGACGTTCAAGATCGTCATTCCAGACGGCAATTACGACATGGACACACTGCAAACCTTCTTGAACACGACCTATTTTGATGAAAGTGGCACGGACACAGCGTTGAAGTCGTTGCATTTTAGCATCGACCGCCAGAATTTCAAGTCGCGTTTCGAAGTTTTAGCGGAAGAAGGGGGCGAGTTTCACTTCCGTTTCGTGCAAGAGATTTCGCAAAACATCATGAACACGGCTGGATGGATCCTGGGTTTCCGTTTAGGACTGTATCCAAGGATTTCGGAGGTACTTGTGTCCGAGGGTCTGTTCGACGCCGGAGGCGATCGTTACGTGTTTGTGGTGCTGAACGACTACCAATACAACAACAACACGCAAAACACGGTGTGCTTCGATCAGAGTGTGCTGAATGAAGATGTGTTGGCCAAGATCCCCATGGTGAATGGTAAGCTGTCGCTCGTCGTAAATGACAACCACTGCCCATTGTCGAAAGTGCGTCAGTACACCGGACCGGTGAACATATCCAAGCTGCAGATCAAGTTGCTGGACAAATTCGGCACGCCGATTGATCTGAACAACATGGACTATAGCTTGACGGTGGAACTGGAAATTCTGTACGAGAGTTTCAACTTCTCACACGTGAGCACATGAGAAATGTCGCCAAGAAAATCGGAATTGCTTAGTCACGATAAAAAATTTGGTAAAAATACAAAAAAAACAAACAAAGCAAAATGACTGATCGCGAATTCAAATTCGGTGCTCTCGAAGCCGTTCACGACCTAAACAGAGACTACGAGTCAAGACACGCTGCTTGGTCCAACAGCAGTCCCAACCACGCCCACCCTGACGCCAGACACAAGATCATGCGTTTCTACATGAACGAAGAGCAGCTCAAAGAGCGTGGCCTCATTATCCCCACCCCTTCATGGACTCCCTACAACACTCTTGAATTAGTGCACTTCACCATCGCTGCCCAGGACGGTACCTCAACTGTAAAGTACGAGGCTGATGGCCAGGTCGGCATCATGTTCCGTGAGGCTCAGGCCCAGGGATGCTTGGCGGGCAAGGGATTCATTGCTTTCAAGCTTAATCTCGCTGAGTTTGATGACATCACTGGACTTGGTGGTGTTCCTAAGGTTGCCGCTTTCCAGCTCCGCGAGGTTCCCGGAAATTAAACGTGTTTCCCTTTTTTTTGGATAAAAATCAAATTCCTTTCTTGTTGATTGATTTGTATCGTTGTATATCTACAACATGTGTAGGACTCCGCGTTCCACCTTGTCGTAATCGGCGTCTGGTGCGCGCATGAGCCGGTCGATGGTTGTTAGAATGTCCTCGCGATACGTCTCTCCTTTCAGGCGCGAGGGTTTGCCCAGGATTTGGTCATAGAGCTCGTACTCGGGTCGTAGCTTAACGAAGGTGGTGCGATAGACCATGGAAATCAAATTCAGAGAGGCATTCGAGGATGCAGACGAAGTCGTGGTTTTGGACCTTTTTTCCCAATCTTCCAGTTGCGTGTGCTGCTCATGAATCACATGGAACAGTTGCAAGAGTTCGCGATAGATCGACAAGTCTTCTGACCCGGGCAACCCGTCCAATTTAGCACGGAATTGATCTGCTAAAAACAAATTCTTTCGAAATTGATCCCATTGTTTGGAGACGAGTGGAAGGAGCAATTTTTGACAGATGCGTCTCTTCAAGAGCCTTTGTGCTTCGCTGTGATCGTCTCGAAAGGCAAACGCCTTGCCAGACAAGTGATGTGGATGAATCGTCTCTTTGCCAGTGAGAGAGTGTGTGTTGTTGTGCATTGTTTAGGGATCTTGCAAGAAAAGCGGCTTGTACTTCTGACAGGTCTGTCCTTTTTCTTGTTCTTCTTTTCTGACGATGGATTCTTTCTTGTGCGGGTAATGATGATACACGTCGTGTTTGACATGGAGTGGCATTTTCACTTCTTCGTCTGACATCGGTGTCTTTGTCTTTGTGTTTGTACTGCTGGTTTTACTGCTTTCTTTGCTCCAACTGCTTATGCTGCTGTTCATATTACTACTTCTTGTGCTCTTGTCGACGCTTTGAATGCTTCTCGAGTAGGAGTAGGACAAGTCTGTAAAAGAGTCGTCGTCGTCGAAACGGGGCGAAGAAGAATAATACTTTTTTTCAGACGCTTTGTTGGTTTGGACCTGACTGTTGTTATTGTTGTAAGAACAAGGCCGACACCATTTTGCCAGCGGCAACGAACCAGGAAAGGTGATGAATCTTTCGTTGCTTGGCGCTTTATCCCGTCCGTCGATGGTTACTGATGGTGAGCAGGTAAGAGATGGAGTGTTGAAACGAGTGCTTGTGTTCGCCTGTACGATACACCGTGTGGGATTCAGCCGGACAGGCGGTTGTTGAGAATAACGATAGAAGGACTTCGTCATGGCGATCCAATCGGCGTAACTGCGGAAGCATTTGACGTCTTTGACTCCCTTGGACAAATAATCATCAATGTAAGCGATGCCCTTTTTGTTTTGCATGATGTCAATGTAATTTTGAGTGGGTGCGTTGTTAGCGAATCGCTGGTTCTTGTTCATCATCTTTTTTATTATTGTTCTTGGTTCTTGAAACGTGTCATCTTTTTTTTTGAAATAAAATTCCAATCCAAAAAAAAAGCAATATTTCACAAATCCAATCCTTCGATTTTTTTACCATTTTCTTCCTGAAGATCCCTCACTGTGTTGGTGGGCAGATTCACCTTCACCGTCCATCATCTTGACGATGTGTTTGGTGTTCAAACTGGCATCATTGTTGGAGGCGATCGTGCGGGAATCGACGCTGCCGTTGTCATGATCTTCCGGCATATCATCGTCGAAAAAGTGCTCGGCTTCACTGTATGGCTCAATCGCGTCGATTTGAGCAATGTTTCTAGAAGCGACGTAGCCAGGGACGACAGTACGGAAAGCAAATACAAGAGTCACGGTGGTTCCTAGAACGTGAGAATGATGGGTGAATTGAATGGTGAAAGACATATTGGCTCCCTTACTCTGGTCACCGGTGCGGACAAGGATCCCGTCGTCGACGAGGTCTGCCAAAGTGTCATGTAGACTCTCAGCGACCTGGGTGTGGTGGTGGCTGTGGTGACCAGCAAGGGAAACGACGGAGTGCAACTCCTTACGCAGCAACAAATTTTTCACGATGGAAATTTTGCTCTTGGGCACATTGTGCTTGGTGGCGTAGGCATCGCGATGCGCGTCGTAAAGATTGAAGGAAATGGTTTCGCGGTGGACTTTGTAGCTCTGGTTGTTGAAGCGAAGCAAGCCCCAGTTGGCGTGGCTCGGGCTTACCTGGAAAGAGGCGGTTTTGTTGTGGAAGAAGGTTTCAAGGAAGTCACCGTAGGTGAGATCGTGTGGGAGTAAATTGATGTGAACGTCACTTGGCTTAGCCTCGATTTCGTCAATGCCGATATTGGAGAGAACAGCTAAAGGTGCGGTGATAAAACTCTCCGGCTGCTGTGTGTGAGCTGGCACATTGCCGTATGAGCATGTGCTAGAAGGATGAGTCATGTTTCGGTTGGCTATTTCACGATCTATTTTTTTATACCATACGCATTGAAAAAAAAAGTTTATCCCCCGCCCTTGGAAGGAACTATTGTCTTGTAAGAGAGGATAGAGGAAGGGGTGGGGGGCAAGCAAAAAATGCAGCGAGTTAGGGAAAAATGGAAAAATGGAAAAAAAGATGGGTAAACAATTATTTTCTTTTTCTTCCGCTCTTTGTATGAAGATGGACTTTGAACGTATTTTATCGAAATACAAAGTGGAATTAGTGCCTGTGATTTCGCCCTCTTTGTCGTCTTTGAATGACCGCATTGACCAAATCTTTATCATCAATTTGCGCAAAGATGTACTTCGTAGGAACTACATGCGCGTGCTCATGAAAAAGTTTCAGTTGACTTGCACTCTGGTCATTGTGGAAGAGGTGACACGGGATGTTGTGGATCTTGTGCGGTCTGTTTGTCCGACGTTGTCCAAGGGGGAAATCGGATGTCTTTTAAGCCACCTGTGGTGTCTCCGCAAAATTCGCGACGATAGTCTGCGAAACGCGCTTATATTCGAAGACGACGTCGTCTTGCACAAACAATTTGTGCCCATGTTGAACCGCTTGTTGGATTCCAAAGAGGGAGATGGTGGGTTTGACCTCTTGCTTCTTGGCGCCTGTGACTTCAGTTTTGCCAAGTTCCATGAACGGACCGTGAAAGAGCCGGGAATTTATCGAATCGATCCCCGGGCGAAGAAGGTGTATGGTGCTCATGCCATCTATTATTCCCAAGAGGGAGCGACTCGAATGTACCAGGAGAAAACTGCTCGTATCTCCTTTTTCGACAACCATTATGCCACCATTTTCGCACACTTTCCCACCTCGGCGTTTATTTGCTCGCCGAATTTGGCCATCACCGACTTGTCGACCACCAACTTGAATCATCAGTACCCCTTTTTCAGCTTTGCAGAAAGCAACTATTACACGCAGTGCTTCGGTCCTCAATTCTCTTTCCGCAATTATCATTACTTCCCGATGGACTTGCTGGCGAAAACGGACATGATTGCGATTGAAGACGACGATACCCTCAACGCATTCATTAACAAGGTGCTTTATCATTACTTTTACAATACGGAAAAGAGTGCGGCGATTAAGAAGCGCTTGACGACACAGTTTTTCACACTCGATGATCTGCGCGAAATTCGTCGCAGGCCTTCTTATCAAACGCAAACGAGTCGTCGTCCCAGATCTAGTGCCTCGAATTCGTTTGCGGATTTGCTCCCCGTCTCGTCCTCCTCATCGGTGTCATTAACGAGCTCGGTCTTCATTTGATCACGCCAAACAGTCGCTCCAAAAAGTGTATGGGTGAAAAATCTTGATTGATGCAATTGTTCTCGTACAGATTGTTGTACAGATACATCTTGAAGTCTCTTTTCATTATCGCCAGGGTCTTGTCAAAATGAACTGCGTCACAGAAAAAAATGGTGCCACCCACAAATGAGAAATGGGAATGAATGTATTGTATGTAGCTGAGCTTGAGTTCGTTGTTGTATTTGTCTTCGTGGAGGCGTATGTAATACTTCGGGTGACCGACACAAAGGCAGTCAGGTCTGCGTAGATGTGTCAGCTTCGTTACTCTCTTGGTGAGGAGATAATTGGTCAATTCAATGTAAGGTTTCGTTATGCTTTTGGTTTGAAGCTTGATGAGATGATCGAACCCTTCTCTCTTTTGTTCACTTTCTGTGGAAACAATATGATCGTACATGAGCATTGTTGGAGTAATGTCTGTACCAAACTCTTTGCTTTCGTAGATGGCGTACTCATCGAAATTGCTTTTGATGAGGTCACGTAGTTCCTCGGTTAGGTCACAATTCACGTTGAAACAAAAGGCGACATTGAATGCCTGTATTTTTTTGTACTGAATGATCCGCTCGATCAAATCCAAGCCACGGTCAATGTTCCCGATGAATGCCAGAATGAGCAGAGGAGCCTTCGTGCTGTCCATTCGATAGTACAAATTGGTGATCATTGTCTTCTTGATCTCATCGAAAGTGACATCGTACAAAAATCGTCGTGCGAAATCGTCAACACGATAGACGATGTTCTCATGCATCACTGTGATATTCCTGTTCCCCAAAAAGGTCATTAGTTTCGCCTCTGGAAAGATGTTCGTGATTTGCTTGGGATGGTACAGGTAACCGTGAAGAGCGATTTTCGAGCAGAAGTGGATCACGTCATCGCTGTCGCTATCGCATTTCAGGCGGTTGGCCTGTTCCGTGAAAAGGGTATCAACATCGAAGGCATTTTTGATGGTATCGACGCGGCTCAGTTGAGGAGAGAGCCCCCGATATTTCAAGAACATGCCGATGTCACTGCGCGGCGTGTATGGCAAACAGGGAAATGCGTCTTTCATTTGTCGTCGCCAGTCTCGATTGCTGATCCAAAACTTGTGACCACCGAAGCTGGATCGGTTGTAGATCGACTCGGTGGAGAAAAGGCCAGCTGTTTCGTAATCCGCCACGCGTCCCAGATGAAGCTCTTGCATGTTTTTGGAAAAATAAATGTCTTCGGGTGGCACGGTCAGGTCATTACGTTTCATGTACTTAAGAGTGGACGCATTGAATTTCGTGTTTTTCACCGAGATCGTCTGAATAACACGCAACATTTTGGATCGGCTGCGGAGCGAGAGGCCGCCGTTGCCCACGGCGTTGGGTGTGTCGTCTTGCGATTTGGGAAAGGGAGCTCCCACGAAGTCGTATGCCAGAAAATCATCAATGTTCGAGCGAAAGATGATGGAATCCTCTTGGTACAACAAGATTTTCTCGCCCACAAAGAGGTTCCAAAAGAACACCGTCGTGAGCAATTGGTTGTATTGGCTGGGTGTGAGATTGTCGTAGGCCATTTTCAGAATTTTTACATTAGGCGGGCACATTGCCTTTACCATTTCGTAATTGTTGCTGCCACAGACAACCGTGTAGGACCATGCATTCCCCAATTTCAAAATACAGTTTCGCAACAGAAACTCCACATGGGGGAAATTGCGAAATTCGATGAGGACGGCCTCTTTGTCCAGCCCCATCTGCAAGGGCGGCAATGAAACCGTGCGAAGGAAGTCCAAGTACTTGAAACACGTGTACCTAAAATACAAATGATCGTCTTTCACGAGCTTTTTATGGTCCTCGACACCGTACAAAGTGCAGAATTCCCGTATCTTGTTCTTCTTGAATTGGAGGAAATGGTTTTTAGGCGGAATCGTTGTTGGTGTGATGATGGTTGTAGGTGCTGATGGAGGGAGAGGCGCAAGAAATTCTATGTCAGATGGAACGATGACCGTCGTAGATGGTGTCGTTGCTGATGTCAAGGCTTCAATCATTTGCTGTGCTTTTTTGTTTGTTTCTTGGCGACTGTGTTATGCAATGCAAATTTAAAAAATCGGCAAGGACACTTCTTTTTGTAGATGTTGGCCGAAATTTCTTTTTTTTTCTTTCCGTGTCCCTTGTAAATAAATTTCGTGAATAAAAAAAAATTGTTCAAAAGAAGAAAAGAGGAGGGGGCATTGATCATGATAACACAGACTCGAAAAAATCTGCTGGTGACAGGTGGCTACGGATTCATTGGAAGCAATTTCATCAATTATTATTATTTTCATCAGAGCTCCGACTTTGATCGCTTGATCAATTTGGATGCCATGTACTATTGCGCATCTGCTGACAACGTGCACGCGCCTATCCGCAACGATCGTCGCTACGTGTTTGTCAAAGGCAATGTTGTCGATAGCGACCTGGTCAGCCATGTCTTGAAAACGTACGATATTACCCACGTTATCCATTTTGCTGCTCAGTCACACGTCCAGAACTCGTTTGAGGACTCGATTAAATTCACCCATGACAACATCGTTGGCACTCACACTCTCTTGGAGTGCTGTCGCAAATACGGTGGCATCGAACGGTTTATTCACGTCTCCACCGACGAAGTATACGGCGAATCCATGAACACCGTGGAGGAAAGTCACAAGACCGAGCATTCGATCCTGTGTCCAACCAATCCTTACGCTGCCACCAAGGCGGGTGCTGAGTTGATCGCACAATCCTATTGCCACTCATACAAGATGCCCATCATCATTACTCGCGGCAACAATGTCTACGGCCGCGGACAGTACCCCGAAAAGCTCATTCCACGTTTCATCCAGTTACTCAAACAGGACAAAAAAGTCACTGTTCAAGGCCGGGGCGACAGCGTGCGAGCCTTTCTGCATGCTTACGATACCGCAAAGGCGTTCGCCACTATTTTGCACAAGGGCAAAGTGGGTGAGATATACAACATTGGTTGTGACGAGGGAATGGAATACAGCGTGCTGGAGATCGCACACATCTTGATCCGCATGATCAAAGGTGACGACGCGTGCGTGGAAGATTGGATCGAGTTTGTGGAAGACCGGCCTTACAACGACCGCCGATACTACATCAGCAATCAGAAAATCAAAGAGCTCGGTTGGTCGATTCAAGTCGACTTGAAGACTGGGTTGCAAGACTTGATTCACGAGCATTTCAAGATTAATTTGCTGGATTTGATGATTGCGGAGTCGAATCCAAACAAGTTGGCGTATTTTGGTGACTGGATCCACCAGGAAAATATGCAACAACAGAAATATTTTTTGGGTGCCGCACCCTTTGAACACATCGTGTTGCCCAATTTCTTGGAAGCCTCGTTTGCAGAAAAAGTGTATGAGCAGTTTCCTCTAGACATGTTGACCAACGACAAATGGCACCGATACGAGAACCCGATCGAATACAAATTCGCCTTTGATGACATTCAAAATTTGCCAGAGCATGTGAAGCAATTGTTTTATCTCTTGTCTACACGTGAAGTGATTGAAAAGATCAGCGCCTTGACCGCCATTTCAGACTTGGAATTTGATCCCTACTTGCACGGAGCAGGAGTCCATGTGCACCCTCGCAAGGGACGCTTGCACATGCACTTGGACTACGAAAAACATCCTCATTGTGAGAAACAGCGACGCATCAACATCATCTTGTACATGAGCAAGGACTGGCGAAAGGAGTGGCATGGGCACACTCAACTGTGGGACAAGGACATGCAGCAATGCGTTGCCGAGTCTGAAGTGCAATTCAACACCGCCATAGTGTTCAAGACCAACGAGATTTCTTGGCACGGTTTGCCGGAGCCCATTTCCTGTCCCGAGGGTGTCTATCGCAAGTCCGTCGCGTATTATTACGTGTCGCCTCTGGTGAACGCACCCGACCCCAACAAAGTCGGCAGCGACGCCACGGGTTACCGCAAAAAAGCCACCTTTGTCCGCCGTCCGAATGACAAGCCGAACGAGAAAGTGGATGAATTGTACAAGATTCGTCCTCATCGTCTGATCACGACCGACGATTTGAAGCGTTTGGAGATTCCCTCGGTTGATTTCAATGATTGATTTTTCAGACAGTGCATTGACGATGCAGAATCGTCATGAGACGCATCGCGAAATAGTCCATCGACAATTCCCTCTTGTCCATGGCCGCCAAATACTTGTGCGCTGCGTCAATGTTCTCCAGTGTCAGCAGCTTCGGCACGTCCGAGAGCTGATTGAAGAAAAGCGGATAGTCGTGTCCCAGGTAGTCCGCCACCGCTTCCAAGCGACTAACGAAGATGGGCGTGTTTCGGACGATGCACTCCAAGACCGTGTTGTTGGCGGCTGCGTCAAACAAGTCGACGAACACGACGTTTTTGGACAACATGCGGTCATACTCTGCATAGCTGCGCAAAAAGACCATGTCCACTTTCTCCTTTTGTTGCGCAAACTCATCCATGTCCACGCACAAATACTCGCACTCCTTTTGCAGGAGCCATTCGCACTTTTCGAAGTTGCGCGTTCCTGTTAGCCAGACCTTTTTGTGTTCGGGGATGTCGGGCAACAAATAGAGGCTGGTCATTTTGCGCAATTGCTGCCCGATTTGCAGCAAGCACTTGTAAGCATTGTTTGTGTACGCCTCCAGGTCAAAGGGGACAATGCCCTCGGTGTCGCACGGATGTTTCAGCGTGTACACATCCAGACCATGGATGCCCCTCTTGGCTGCCTCATCGGCAACAAACTGCGTCACCTGGGGAGACAGCGTGAACAAACACAAACAGCGCGACAGCGCATCTAGAAAGGCTTGGGATTCGAACATTTTGCTGATGTTGACAATGTCCAGGTAAGGCGGTGTGTTGGCGGTACAGTGCACGACCCCGGACCACCACCGGTCACGCGGTTGTTCGAAGCTGCTGTCCCACAAAAACTTGGCCTCGACCATGTCGTAAAAGTCAATGGTCGACTTTTCGCGGAAAAACTGCGCTTTTTGCAAGGTCTCGATGACCGTGCGCCAGCCCCCTCGATGCTCCAAACTCGTGACGTCATGGTGTGGTCGGAATTGCACGACGTTGTTGGTGCGCAGGCGGCGCTTCCAATGCGGATCGTTCAACCAAAAACAGTGCCCGCCCAGACTCCTTGGATTGACGACGGTTTCTTGGGAAAAGAAAGAAGCTGTCAACCAGTCCGGTTTTTTGCCGATGCCCAAGTCGTCCATGCTTTTGGAGAAATACACATCCTCCGGTGGACAGGTGGATGCGGTGTTGGTGATATAGCGAATGGTGTCTGTGTTGAAAGTAGTTTGACCCAAGGTTCTTTTCGAGAGAATCGTTTTCATGATTTGTCGCGTGCGCAAACTGAGCCCTCCATTACCCACACCGTCTTTTGTGTCGTTCTGGTGTGACGGCCAGGGAGCACCTATGTAATCGTATGAAAGGAAGTCGTCGATGTTTTTGCGAAAGAGGATCGAGTCCTCTTGATACAATAAAATTTTGTCACCAGTCAGAAGATCCCAAAAGGCGTCGCTAGCGACGAATCGACTGTATTCCGAAGGGGTGAGGTTGTCAAAGTCGGTTCGAATGACCTTGATTTTCGTGGACAAAGACGCACAGAGCGACGCCACGAAATAATGATTGAGGTTCCCACAAATCACAGTGTGACACCATTTGTTGCCCAATTTGATGATATTGTTGCGGAGAATGAATTCCAGGTGCGGCAGTTCGCGGTACTCGACCAGGACGGCTTCCAGTTTTGAACGCGTAGGGAATTGTGGAAGTGCAATGCGACGAATATAGGGTAGATAGTGTTTGCACCAGGCGCGGAATTGCTGTTTTGGGTTTTCAGACAACATTGCTTATTGTGTGTCAGAAACCGTGAAAAAAGATTGGACCGCTATTTGCAATAAAGGTAAAAGAAAACCGAGGCTGCTTGCAACGCGAAACGAAACGAAACGATTTGTTTTTTTTTGTTGCCGATGACGGATGTTTCCAACAATTACACCTCTTATTTAGTCCGATTTGAAAAGTTCGACTGGGAACTCTATTTGATCAATTACCCCGACTTGTGCCGTGATGGCTTTAACACCAAAGAGAAAGTGTGGTGGCACTATTTGCAAAACCATGACCGCCAGCTCTATTTGGACGTCGACAAGAGAAATGAGTACATCTTTGGCAGGAAGTTCTTCGACAGCACAACCTACTTGGAAATGTACCCGGCATTGAGGGACCAAGGCTACAACACACCCGACAAGCTCTGGTGGCATTACTTCAACATCGGCAAACAAGAAGGCTTCGTCTATTTCCACATCGATCATCATGACGCGTATATCCGACGCCGGGACCAGTTCGACCACGAGAAATATTTGCGCAAGTATCCCTTTTTGAACGATTTGGACGGCCTTTCCACCAAAAACCAATTGTGGTGGCATTTTGTCACGAAGGGCGAGAAACAAGGGTATTTGTATTTTGGTCTGAACGAAGACACTGGCGACGTCGACGACGACGATGGAAAGCCTTGGATCATCATGTTCGTGGATACCACCTGTCGACAGCCGTTTAATACCGGCATTCAACGTGTCGTGCGCAACGTCAGCAACGTGCTGGGCAACACCTGGTGCAGTTACCGAACTGTCTTGGTGAAATGGTGTCCCGTGGCCGACGATTTGGTCCAGTTGAACCAGACCGAAGCCGATATGTTTGCACTGTTCCACGGCTTTCGAAACGACGGCGTCGATTTCAACAAGTTGCGATTGAAAAAGGGAAATCAACATTTGTTTCTGGCATTGGAAGTTCCTTTTGGCGACGAGTTGGAGAGCCGATTCGCCAGAGCAGCTCAAAAGGCGCGCGACCATTCGTGGACTACCGTGGCCATGTATCACGACGACACATGGTACTCCGATGGCGCGTCAGAGTTGTTCGATCGGTACATGAAAGTGTTGACGTCGCATTTCGATCGAGTCATCACCAATTCCAAGTACAGTTTGTTTACGTTCCAGAAACATTGTTACCGATTGTCTTTGAACGACTTTGACTTTACAAAAGCCCAAGCGATCCCTCTGGCGGGAGAAGTGCTGGGCACGGACCGTGCTACAGAAGTTGGGCGCCGACGCCCCTTTGTGCTAGCGAACATCAGCGTGACCAAACGCAAAAATGCGGGGACCTTGGTGCGCGCCTTTCGCACGTTGTTGACGACGCATCCCGAGCTGACGCTGGTGATTGTCGGGGTCGTCTACAATCCAGAAGATGCCTATTTTAAGAGTTTCCAGGACCTCTTGTGCCCAAAAATCGTTTTTCGCTCCAATATCAGCGACGACGAATTGACGCAATTGTATAGAGAATGTGCGTTCAGCGTGTATCCATCGATAGAGGAAGGCTTTGGTCTACCGATTTACGAGAGTCTCTGGAATGGCGCCCGGGTCATTTGTCATCATGCAACCAGCACGGGGGAGATAGCGGCCGCCGTCAACTGTTCGGCGATTGTGCGGTCCATCGATTGCCTCGACGAACAGGAGCTGGTGGACGCCATGGAGGACTTTTTGATGTCAACCAATGCAAACGAGTTCGCGCAACCAATGCATCGTGCGTTTATCAAGACGTGGAACCAATTCACCGTGGAATTGATGCGCTTTGTGCAGCCAGTGACGTTGGCAGAGGACGACCCCATCTATTATTACATCGACGACACAGTGAAAAATCCTTGCCGAACAGGCATTCAAATTGTCGCCATCTATTTGGCCCGACAATGGCTGACCCAGGGCAAGCCCATGATCTTCGTGAAATGGGACAGAGAGTTGAAAATGATCGTCCAGGTCTCCATGGACGAATTGGACACGTTCTTCCACTTGAACGAGGCGCCAAACAACCGCCTGCCTTTGGCGCGCCTGATAGCGTCGATGAAGAAGATGCGGCAACCACCGCGCACGTTTTTCTGTGCCGAGTGGGTCAAAGACGACATTAACCGCGACTTACAAGTGCATCTGGTGAAACGTGGATTGCGCAGCGTGTTTGTGTTGCACGACCTGATTCCTTTGGTGTTGACAGAGTACGTTCAGCATTTCTCGACTTTTCGGCGATACATCTACACGAACATCGTGGGAGCACACAAGGTGCTTTGCGTGTCAGAGACCACCAAACGGGAATACAGACGTGTCTGTCAGAAGCCTGCGCATGTGCAGAGTGTATTGTTGCCCTTTCAATACCGAAATAGTGTGCGCGGCTCCAAAAAATCATCATCAAGTGGTGGTGATGGTGATGTGGTGACGATATTGTTGCCGGGCACCATCGAGCCCCGAAAACAACAAATTTTGGTGATGCGTCTGTTCAACCGTTTCTTGGACGAGCATCCTGATGTTGCAGTGCGTCTGGTCGCGTTTGGACACTTGTGGTACCCGCGCGAGATCGTGGACGAGGAAGTGCGTCGCTCGAATGGTCGCATCCAGTTTTTGGGACTCATTTCCAACGACGAATTGCTGGGATGGTACCAACAAGCGGATTTCTTGTGTTTCGCTTCGGTGTACGAAGGCTTCGGTTTTCCTGTTGCGGAGAGCCTGTGGCACAACACGCCCGTGTTGACAGCGAACTTTGGGTCCATGGCAGAAATCGCGCGGCGCCATGGGGGTGCCTGGATGGTCGACACGAAGGACGAGGATTGCTTGTATCGGGGATTGTGCCGGATGATTCAGGATCGCGAGTTGGTCTCCAAGTTGCGTGAAGAAATTTCGCACAAGTATATGGAGACGTGGGAGGATTATGCCCGCGACGTGTGGGAACAGGTGGCAACGAATTGAATTTTCTGAATTTTGATTGATTTTTTTCACGAAGACAAAAAAAATCAAACACTCACACCGAATTCACGCTTTTCCTTTAAAGAGTGGCGTTGGCAGTGTAGTAGGTGGTGACGCCGCTAGTATTCGAACTGTTCTGAACAATGAGTTCAGCAGCACCGCAGTTGATCAGCTGAGGAATGGAGACGACAACGTTGAGGAATGGAGGAGACAACACGGATGTCAGACCAGCTGTGCCGAACACAACGTACAGAGGAGATGCCTGTCCCAAAGCGCTGTAAACCACAGTGTAAGATGGACTATTGGAACCCAAGTACGAGAACGCCAGCTGGCCGTTGCTTCTGTTGAGGTAGTAGCTGCCGATTTGAGCTGGGACAATGGTGGTTGGTGCAGGGGCGGGAGTGAACGCAGTAGTAGTGGACACGTAGGATGCAGGTGATCTGCGAGTCCCCTTTTGGTCGACGACATTGTAGAAAATACCCGCCAATGCTTGGAAGTTTGCAGATGAGCTTGCAGTGAAGGTGCCAGTGTAAGCGGTGTACACACCAGCAGTAACAGGGGTAAGTGACACTGAGTTGTTAGCACCACCACCGTTCGCGGCGTTGTTGGAAGTGTCTGTGAAGAAGGCAGTGACCGTGTACGAAGCGTCCAAAGCAGATGCGAAAGTGATGATTGGTGTGACGGTGTTTGCACTGGAATCGGAAGTGGCTGTGATTGTCGCCGCAGGGAATGGGACAACGGTGGAGGGGCCGGCAGGAGTAGTAGTAGTCGCTGAACCTTCACTGTTAACGGCGGTGACGTTTACGTAGTAAGCATTGCCAGCTGCTTGAGAAGGGGTGAGAGGACCAAAAGTGGCATAAGCGGTGTTGCTAACAATGCTACTCGAGCCAGGATAGATGTTGACAGTGCCGAGAGGACCTGTCATGCTGCAGAACTGTGCCGCCCAGTACAAGATAATGTCTCCTGAAGGATCCGCACCAGTATTAAGGGCGACAAATGAACAGTCCAAATAGTTGGCGAAGACGTTCTGTGCATTGTTGGGACCAGTGCTTGGAACAAGAGGATTTAAGGTAGAATTATTCGGACCGGCAAGGTTGGAGTACCCCAAGCCGTTGACCACTGGTTTCAATGGTGCGTTGGAGATTTCAACAGCATTGACAGGCACAGAGGTGAGGGATGGAATACCACTCGAGTTGATAACCTGGATAATGAGGTCAAGCGAGAATCCAAGAGCAAGTGTCACTGCAGTTCCTGAAAAAGGAGGAGTGCCGGCTTTTCCACCGGACGAATCAAGGTAAGGGGAAGTTAAGCCATTGAAGAAAGTGAATGTGCCAGCAGTGGCGATCAGAGGGACCGGTCTGGTAAAGCCATAGGACGCGGTGTTGCCAGAAAGGTCAGTCACGTTCAACCAAGTTTGGACGGTCACATTGTTGGAAGCGTCGCCTGTGGAAGCGCAAGTGAATTTGACGGTGGTCGTGAAGCTTGCGTCGCTGGGTTGCGGCACAACGCTGGTAATAACAGGCTGAGCAGGAGCATACACGGCCTGAACAGTGCTTGACATAGGTGATGTAATCTGCTTCTTTGGGTTGTTGCTGGTAAGATACACCGAAAGCTGTACTGAGTACAGGCCGCCAGCGGCGAGTCCTGTGAGCTGGTAGTTCTGACTCAACAACTGGGCAAGAGTAAGAGACACCTGAATAGGATCAGGTTTGTTAGTGGGAAGAGCAATCAAGACGGCGGAGATGAAGTTAGGAGTGGTCAAGTTGCTCGAGTTGTCAAAGGTCCAGCTGACCTGGATGACACCACCGGTGGTAGCAGCCACGTTGAAAGAAGAGAAATTTTGAAAAGACATTGTTCTTTGGAAAGGTGTTTTTTTTATAGTAGAGGAAAACAAAAAAAAATACGACAAACGTTTCGAAGAGGGAACGGTTTTTCCAAATGTTGTTTATTTTTCTTGCGCCGCAACAGTTATGGCAAAAACATTGAATCCCATATTTCCCAATTTTTCTAAAAATCGTTCAGGTGATATGGATGAGGATGAGGATGATGGATTCATGACGTAAAGATGCAACAATTCCCGTCTTACGATTACTGTCGTTGCTTCCACCAATTTCCTAAAGTCAAACAGGGAAACCTCGACCGATGTCCCAGGATGAACAACGAATGCGTCAGCATTGGGATACAATTTGCAGGTATCTTGGAGTGTGTCTTTCAGACTCTCATCGTCGCAATGCCAATCCGCCCAGTCGAAAGCGGTTGTCACCTTTCGCATTTCATAAACGACGCGGTTAAAGAAAGTGTCCAACGACAGATGCGATTTGTCCATGTCTTTCAAATATTGGTGGCCGCGCGACACCATATCCAAAAACACGCCCGTGTATTGCAAATAAAAGAGGTCCTCGACTTGGTCGAAGAACAGCGGATAGGAGGCACCTAAATATTCCTCCGCGGAGGGACTGCGACGCACAAAAATCGGGCAATGAAAACGGATGCATTCGAGAATGGTGTTGTTGGCCACGCCATCCACGAGATCCAGAAAGACACAAGAATCTCGGAACAATTTTTCGTATTCTTCCTTGGTCTGCTGCGGAAGAATCTCAATGTCGCGCATGTAATGTTGCCGCTTGTGGTACTTGTAAATGTGCGACCACGCCGTGGAAAAATCGTCTTTGATCAAGACCGTCTTTTGGAATCCTGACGCGACCGGCAACTGAAAGAACGTGCCAAAGTTTCGCAACCACCAACCGATATGCAGAACGCGCCGTTTCTCTAAAAAGGCCTCGTAGCAAAAGCGGTGACCAAGTTCTTCATCGGGCGGCAAATCAATTGGGTGCAAGACGGACACGATGCGGTTGCGATACAGGGGATATTTATTCCACAAGTAGCGCTTGTGACTCGAAGACAGTGTAAAGAGCAAACACAGACGGTCCTGCAGACCGGTCGTTGCCAACTCGCTGAAGATGTGATCGTCGTAAAATCGGTCGTCTCCCGTCAAGACATCCACGTTGGTCTGGTACAAAGCGCGATCTTCAAAAGGTGGGTTGTGCAAGAAGGACACCACCGACCAATCCGTTTTATTCAAGTACTGTTGCCGTTCCTGTTTTCGTCCCCAGACCAGCCATTTTTCGAGCCATTCATCGAAAAACAAGCACGGATTCTGACCCAAATGGATCCCTTCTTGCGAAAAGCGATTTTTGAACGCATGCAAGACGCCTTCCCATCCGAAGTAATGCGTTCCGTAAGAGGAGTAAGATGCTTTCCACCAGACGCCTCCAATCAGTATGGGCGGTGGTAGATCTTCTGCTGATGCTTCTTCAAGTTGCCTTTCGTCTGTCATAGTAGTTGTTGTCTCTGGTTGTTGCCAACTTCGAGCTTCTTTGCGTCCGTGGGCGAGCCAATGGCGCCATGCATCTTGTTCATTGGAAATGGACGACAAGTCCTCGTAATTGGCGACGTATTGTTGCCAGTCAAACGACGGATCCATCACAACAAAATAGGAACGCCCTTCTTTTTTGCCGTGCTGCACCCAATGCCGCCATGCGTCCTGTCTAGACAATCCGGTCAGGTCTGTGTGATATTCGGTGTATGCTTCCCAATCAAAGTCTTCGGGCACTGGGTCGTCGCTGTTTTTCACGAAATAGGTACGCCCCTCTTGCTTGCCATAACGGCACCAATGCGACCATGCCTTTTGCCTTGTATTCAAATGTTCCAGGTCAGGGTAATTGTGCACATAGGCTCGCCAGTCGAACTCCGGGTCCATTTTGTTGACACCTGCTATTTCATGGGGCGCGTCTGCGTCGTCATTCATGCGGCAGAAAATGCGCCCTTCCAAGCGTCCATGACGACGCCAATGTTTCCAAGCGGCTTCTTTGGTGGTCAGATGCGCTAGGTCTTCATAGGTGGCGACATAGGTTTGCCAATCGAATTCTTCGAGCTCTTTGACAAGAGAATCGTCGTCATCATCGTCATCGGCGTTATTGTTTGTGTTGCTGCTTTGGTTCTCTTGCAAAAGAGTCCAACTTTCAATGATTCTTCGTTTCTTGAACTGATCGCTATAAGAACACAACTGCGGGGCGATGATGATATCCGGCTGCTCTACTTCGTTGTCGTCATTGTTGTTGTCAAAGCTTTCATCTTCTTGTTTCACATGATCTTCCTCTTCTTGCTCTTCTTCAAAACATTCACACTCGTCATAGACCAACGGTCCTTCGTATAGACGAACGACAGGTGAGTCGGCGTCGTAATGGTAAACCGGACCAAGTTGTGAAGATTCAGAAAGTGACTCAATGTCGTCGTCAGCATCGCATTTTGTTTGGAGATCTCCTTCCTCTTCTTCCACGACAAGGGTGACGCTCATTTTGTTTTTCAAGTTAATGTTATTCCTCTTTGTTTTCTTTTTTTTCGTCGGTTTTCCGAGCGCAAGGAATTCCTGTCCAGGGATAGAAAATGTCGCCGTACCAGGGATCCGGCAAAACAGGGTAAAACACCTTTTCAGCGCGGTAGTTGAAGAACGCCATCAAAAAGGAAAATGTCCCTCCCGACAAAACCAGGTACCGACAAGCATTAGCGTGTTGCACCAAATCCACCTCCTCTGCATCCGGCGACAGTGGAATCAAGCGAAATCGATACATCAATCGTTGACACAGCGGATGTTGCATGCTGTCGCTCGACAAGAAACCGCGCGAATACGGCGGCAGGGATTGCAAAGCCGTTTCATAATAGGTAAACAGGTCAAGTGCATCCATTCGGTCGACAAGGTCACCCAAACGTACATGAACAAAGACGTCATCTTCGTGCTCTTTCAAGAACGGATTGCTCGCTTCGATCTTTAGACGGTTCGATGGAATCAGACGAAAATAGCTCCACAACAATTCGACAAAAGGTCTGGATTGAAACCATGCGTTGTTGGTGAACCGCAGCTGCCGTGTTTTCGACGGGCATTCATAGACGTAATCCAGAAAGTTGGTGTCGTCCAACACGGTGACGTTGTTGTTGTAGGTGTCTGCTTGGGTTGGATTTTGGGGTTGAAACAATTCGACGCCAAGACGTTGAAATTGGTCATGATATTTGTAATTTATGTGGAGGTTGCGTTGCAAGGCTATAAAATGCGCGGCCATGTTCACGAAAAAGAGGTTCCCGAATCGAGCATGGTGGACCCGGGTGTCGTTCGTAAAAGAGGTCGGGCGTTGTTCTTGAACGCCGTGTGATTGCCAATGGTTTGTCGCGAATTGCTCAGGATCTTCCCCCTGTGGTACTTGGATGTCTTTGTTGACGGCCAAGTACATGCGCCAGTCCATGGTTTTCGTTTTGCTTATGAATTATTTTTCCTTTTTTTTTCTGGTTTTTTAAGCGAAAGTTAGTTTTCATGCATGTGTTAGATTGGTATCCTGGAAGATCTCTTTATAAAAACAGAACAAATTCGAAACGAACGTCGACAAAAAAAAACAATGAGAAAGACGATCATTCATGTCTGGACACATGAATTTCTCATTGATCCCGACCACGTCAAGAAGTACAATTTTTACAACGAAACCAATTTTTACTTCGGACTGGGAGACTTGTTGCGTTCGACCATCCAGCTCTACATGTTATCTCGGAAAATGGGCTTTGATTTCTTCGTCGACCTGCAATGTCATCCCATCGGCGAGTTTTTGGAGCCAGTGTTCCATCCCTTTGCAGAGTATGTGCTGAAAAACAGAGACAAAGTTCACTATGTCTGTTACGGCGCTGCCGAAGATTTTGTCCGCGGTGCCAGTGATGCTTCCGTGTCTTTGATTCTGACAAACGACTTTTATACGGCGAACGGGCCATCCGAGGAGATTCCCGAGGATTGCAAGACGTTCATGCGACGTCTGTTGACTCCACGTCCTCGTTTTCAGAGCTTTATTCAACAGAAGCTGGCGCGTGTACCGACACGGACCTTTTGCATCATGCATTACCGTGTCAACGACAATGAATTTTTGAATCGGGGTCAAGAGATCGTGTATCAGACGTACTTGGAGCATTACTTGGAACAGCGCGAAAGAGGCATGCAACATGTGCTTGTCACGGACACCTTGAGTTTGAAGCGGTATTTTCAAGACGACGAACATTTCTCGGACCCGCAGCAGGCTCCGTTTGTGTTCGACTTGAAAATATGTCACTTGGGACTCAGCAAAGACCGAGACGCCGTGCGGGACACGCTCTTTGAATTTTTCTTGATCACCCGTTCCGCCAAGATCAAGACCCATTGCAAAATCCACAGGTCTCTGGGTTTGTGAAATGGATCAGCAAATTGTATGATATTCCCCTTGTCGCGTTTCATTGATTAATAACCGCAAGGCTGCCTTCAGGTCAGAGAAAACAAAGTTCTTCAATCGAAAAAGATGGGGAGTATTGTCGCTGCTTCTAGGTTCGATGCGAGTAAAAGTGAATTGCAAGTCGCTGTGCAATTCCTGTGCCAAGAAGTCGGCGAGTTTTTGAAGCGTCCATGTACCCTGCGGGTGATGCACATGGATCTCGCCTTGATCGATCCCATCGCCATGGCAAATTTGCTGAACCAGGCGAACCACATCTTCCACAGGCAACAAGCTCACGGTGTCCTCCGGGTGTGCATGAACCGTTGTAATCCCGTGGCGCAACTTGTACAAGAGAGCCATGACAATCCGTCCATTTTCGAGGTAGGCATCGAATTCGCCGAACAAGTTGGGCAGCACGAGGCAGACGACTTGGATGGACGGACACTGTTGCTGGAAAAACGCCATCTGCTGACGAAGAACCGCCTTGGACGATAAATAAGCGCTTGTTTGCTGCTGCTGCTTCTGGTTTTGATTTTGCAGTCGAAAGGTAGAGAACAAAATCACTTTACGCACCGAAGAGGTGTGTGCGCAAGCAAAGAGGACGTTGGTGTCGATCGTGACATTGTCGTGAAAGACATCAAAGGCAGGAACAGAACGATTCGATTCGGAACTTCCTACCACACCGGCACAATGGATGACGATTTCCGGTTGCCACTGCTGGAAAGCACGCAACACATCGGTGCAATTCCTCAAATCTAGCAAACTCCGATCGTCGCTAGTGAGAGCGTCCGGGAAGTTTTTTTTCAGGTTTTTGCCCAGAAATCCGTTGGAGCCAAGAATTAGAATTTTGTTCATTTAATGTTTTTTTTGTTTTTTTCGGGGGTTTGTTCCATCTTTATATTTTTCTTGTCAACTTGACAACGAAACGAAAGGTGCTATAACGCGAAAAAAACAATGAAAGAATTGCCCAAAAAAACAAAGTCCTTCGAAGAGGCGCTGGCCATCATGCGACAACATTCGGTCGTCTTTTACGGCACCGTGCGAGACATCGAGCATCACTTCCTGTGTTCGCTTACCAATGTCGAAAAAATCGCTTCGTACTTTCGATCCGCTGCGGTGGTTCTGTTTGAAAACGACTCCAAGGACCGCACGCGTTCTTTGTTGCAACAATGGGTCAAGAAGAAGCAAGAGGGTCTGGAAAAACATTTGCTTGTGCGTGACGGCGTCGAAGTGTTGTACCCCTTGCGCGCGCACCGGATTGCCTTTGCCCGAAACGAAATTTTGCGGTATTTCAAGAAAAACAAATACGACGAGCGATTCACGTTTGCCATTCATTGTGACTTGGACGATCGTTTCTGGTCGGTGGAATACGAGGGCGTCGTGTCTTGCTTTCAGTACTCGCTAGAGGATTGGCAGGTCATGACTTGTGTGAACCGTGGTAAGACCTATTATGATTATTGGGCCTTGCGTTGCCCTGGCTCCTGGTTCACGATGAACATTTTTTCTTGTGCCAATGGCGGCGTCGATTACGAGGCAAAGACAGACGAATTCGAACGTTTGTTGCAGAGCACGGAGGGATTGCTTCCGACGCTGTCGAGTTTTAATGGTCTGGGTATCTATCACTTGAAAACGCTCATAAAAGGCAGGTACGATGCCAGCTATTATTGCGACAAGTGCAAGGGACAGAAGCGCGGCTGCTACGAAGACAACGATCACATTGGTCTGCATCGGGATCTGGTGATGGGACATGGGGCGAAAGTGTTCATCAACGTGGAGATGCAGCTCGAAACCCGACCTCCCAAGTCGGATTTGGATTTCGATGCTTTTTTCAAGGAGGCGAGCACACAGTTGCGTCAAAAGAGGGATCCTTTGGGACACTATCTTTTAAAAAAGGGGCACGGGCAAAGCCGCGTGGCGGCGGCATGCGTTGGCAAAGGCGACGGGGAGATCAATAATCTAGTGTCGAATTATGCGAAGCATGTGCATGTCTGGTGCCCTGTGGACAAGCAAAAGGTGCCGGCCTACGAGAACGACAACGTCGTTAGTCATGCGTCCATGGAAGAATGGTCCACGCACAAAGCCAACCTCTTCTGTTTCACCTCGGATTGTTGTGACTACGCGACCGTGAGACGCGTTCTTATGCACAGAGCCAAGGCAATGCCCGTTGACAGCGTGCTCTTTTTCGAGAAACTCATGCATTTCCATGGCTTCCTGTTGCAAGGCTTCAAAGCGCTGTACGAAGCGTCTGGCTTGTTTGGTATCAAGTTTCATTGGATGTACGTGCATGACGAGTCTGTCTGTTTACGGGTTGTTCGCAACCCGCTGTGGGAAGTGGATTGTGAGGAGTTTCAAGCATTCGATTGGCAGTACTATGTCGACCATTACGAGGATTTGCGTTACATGACGAAAAAAGAAGTGGCATGGGAACATTGGATGAACCATGGGAAAGAAGAAGGGCGGTCATGGAAAGAGGAGCCGCCTGTTCTTGTTCCCGTTCCTGTTCCTGTTGCTATTCCTGTTCAGCCTGTCGCTGTAATGGAAGAAGGTATCACCTTCGTCACCGAGAAAGAGCGTCAAGAATTCGATGCCTTCGACTGGGAAGCGTACGTTTGGTTGCATGACGATCTTCGTGACATCATCAACGACAAGAACCAGGCATGGCAACATTGGACACACTACGGAAAGAGCGAAAAGCGATTGAACACATTTGATTGGGTGGCGTATTCGAAACATGTGGGTATCAACGATGGCAAGCGAAAAGCGATTATGCATTGGGTGGAACAGGGGAGGCCGGATTTCTATGAACCTGTGAAAACGAAACCAGAGGCTTGTGCTGAATCCTGTGACGATTTGCTCTTTGACTGGCGATATTATGTGGACTTGCACGATGACTTACGACAAGTGATTCAGACAGAGGGAGATGCGCGACAGCATTGGGAATCTCATGGCAAGAAGGAAAACCGCGTGTGTCATGACTTCAATTGGTTGTCGTATCTGAGTTTGAACCCGGACTTGATGGCCGCTGGGATCGACGATCGACAGAAGGCGATTCAACACTGGTTGCATCATGGAAAAGAGGAAAACCGACCTCGTGAATAAAGTAGAAGCGGTGTTAGAAAGGTGGGAAATTTGTTAGTATTTCTCTTTTCGGAAAACCCTCCAAAGGAAAAGGGAAGTGGATTGCAACCAGGTTGGATAGAAAACTCAGAGGGTTTTGGAGAATCGCATTTTCTAACAAAATTTCCAACGCAGGGAACCTTGGGTTCCCCGCACCCCTCCGCCCCATTCCCCGACCGGAGGGAGGGATAAAGAAGCGATATGTTAGAAAGTTGTGAATTTTGTTAGAATTTCTCTTTTTCGGAAAACCCTCCGAAGGAAAAGGGAAGTGGATTGAAACCAGGTTGGATAGAAAAGTTGGAGGGTTTTGGAGAATCGCATTTTCTAACAAATTTCCAACCATTCTAACAAAAACCAAAAAAAAAGTGCTGAAATTAATTTTTGGACACATATATCAAAAAATTAAATCAGGTGATGACTTCGAGGTACAATATAAAAAACGCCGGGAACATCAACACGTTCGTTTATTTCAGACCCACAGAGAGCACACACCTCGATGACATCCAACTGCTGTTAGAGGATCAGGTTCAAGAAGGCAGCTACAATGCTTACAAAGAGGTGAAAAACTATGTTGAAAGGCTTGTCAACTCTGAATTTTTCTGCAAGGGGCTGAACCCAGGCTATATAACGCACTCATTTGATGAAGTGGACGCGGTCGTCCTCATTAGTTCATCGGCCAACGTTTTGCCCAACGGCAACGTTTTCGGGTTTGCTTTGGTAGTCTTCGATGAGAGACATAACGCCCTTTACATCGATGTCATCTGCACTCACGCGGGGATCCAAGGGGCTGGTGATTTTATGATGAAGACGATCGAGGAGATGGCCCGGAAGCTCATGATCAGCAAAATTTACTTGAAATCTGTCAAAAGCGCAGTTTCTTTTTATGAAAAATACGGATTTGTGAAACGTGAGCACGCCTTCGGCGGGGTAGGCCACCCCGACCGGAGGGAGGAATACAGAGGCGATATGTTAGGAGGTTGGGAATTTTGTTAGAATTTCTCTTTTCGGAAAACCCTTCCAAGGAAAAGGGAAGTTGGTTGCAAACAGGATGGATAGAAAAGTTGGAGGGTTTTGGATATTCGCATTTTCTAACAAATTTCCAACAAAACTAACAAATGCCCGCCTTCGGCGGGGTTGGCCACCCCGACCGGAGGGAGGGATAGAGAGCGATATGTTAGAATGTTGGGAAATTTGTTAGAATTTCTCTTTTTGGAAAACCCTCCGAAGGAAAAGAGAAGTTGGTTGCCAACAGGTTGGACGGAAAACTCAGGGGGTTTTGGAAATTTGCATTTTCTAACAAATTTCCAACAAAACTAACAACCGGAGGGTGCTAAGATGGCCGCCTTCGGCGGGACCGACCCCTGACGGGAGGGCGGCTGCGTCGACGCTGGGTCTTCTTTTTCTGGCGAGCGAATCGTTCAATGTCTTGTCGTCTAGACAACAAGGTGTCCACCACCGTCTGATAAAACGAACGGAAATCCTTTTTGCGCTTGGCAAGCTCGTCCAGCGTGAACCACCGAAGTTGTGTCTTTTCATAGATCTTGTTGTTGCTGTTCTGCAAGACCGAGGCCGGCAGCCGTTTTTCCAAAAAGCGCCGATTGTTGTTGAAATAACTTGGTAGCGCTTCGTCGAACGGCATGCGAAACAGATGCACCCGGTAAATGCTGTGGCCACTGTTACGGAAATCCACGTCCACGATAAGAGGCTTACGCAACAGTCTTCGAATGTCCGATGCGGAGCCTAGAAAACCCGTCAATTCCTCGCTCCCTTCTCTGGCCGCGGTCGTCAAAAAGGATTCATTGGACTCTGTGCCTCCACCAAAGTCACTCCATCCCGGATTTTCGTCCGTCTCTCGCTCTTTGCCAAAGAGCAAATAGACAGTGTCTCCATGAACCGCTACAGGTAAAATACTGGCGCCCATCTTGAAGTGGGTATTGTTTTGTGTGACAGGATATATTATTTTTTTTTCTTTTGGGTTCGATCAAGTGGTTGGTAACAAATTCCATGTCCCATTCGCATATTTGTACAGGTTGCAATTGCCGCCTCCGACCACTGTAGCGCCGACCATTTGGATGAGAGGCGCGGCAGAAATGGGGACGGGACTCAAGTTCTGCATGGTCAAAATAGAAGTGTTGCGGTCCGTCGACAGATAGACGATCAATTTGTATCCTGGCATGAGCACATAAAACTGGTCTTGGTCGGTCAAATTCGGCGAAAAAGCGAAGCCTTGAGTCACGTACGCATTTGGCGGCAAAGAAGAAGGGGAAGTGGATGTCGCGTAAAACGTGGAGTACTGTGCGATTGACGAACTGATCGGGTACGCGCTGTTGGTGTAGTCGTACAGATAGGCACCGGCAATCGTCGGACTGGTCAGCCACTTCAACGCATCCAAGCCATTCTGGATTTGTACACCGCCTGCGTTGCTGTTTGTCAGGGTGTTGGTAGTGACATCGAGGTTCCAGTAGCCGGCGGCATTGTTGATCGTGAACTGCACAATGTTGGAACCGAGGGCGCCGCTGAAAATCTGGACGGGGTAGGTTCCTGGCGCATAATTGGACGGCACATAGAAGGTGATTTGGGTGGACGAGACAAAGATCACGGTGATTCCCGTGGTGATGCCGAAGGTCACGGTCGAATAGGAACGAAAATTGGCGCCGGTCACGGCGACGGCGGTGGTTGTCCCGAATACGCTGACGAAGGTGGACATGGTCAGAATGACCGGATTGATCAGCGGGGCGGTGTTCAAACCGCAGGATCGATTCAATAGCGCCGCGTTGATGCTCATTTGGTGAATTTGGTTGGTGGTGGTGGTGGTGGGCTTCTCTTGAAAAAAAGAGAAGAAGAATATTTAAAAGCGGGAGACGAAAGCGACTTCAATTGAAAAAGGAAACAGTCAACAATCAAACCCAACCAAAAAGATGAAACCGGCGCCGCCCAGCTCGGAACAACAGGCGGTCATCGACGCCATCAAGGCCGGCTACAGTGTTCAAGTGAATGCCGTAGCCGGAGCGGGAAAAACCACCACCGTCATGAATGTGGCCGATCAATTGCCAGACATGACGATCCTCATGTTCACCTACAACCATGATTTGAAAGAGGATGTGGCCGTCAAAATTCAGCGCTTGCAAAAGACCAGACAGGTATCCGTGTGGACCTTTCATGGCTTCGCCTACAAGTATTATTCGACGGACGCTTGCAAAGACGACGGTGTCGACCGTGTGGTCCGGGAAAACTTTGCGCCCTTGGAAGAGCTACCCCACGTCGACTTGCTGGTCCTCGACGAATGCCAAGACATGACCCTCGGTCTCTTTGCCTTTGTCGCCAAAGTGTTGAAAGACATGCGGATAGACAGTTTGCCCATTCTGGTATTGGGGGATCACGAGCAGGGTCTGTACGACTTCAAAGGTGCGGACACACGCTTTTTGACGTATGCCAACCAGATCTGGGCGCCTTTCACCCGGCGGCACCCTTTTGTCAACCTTGTCATGTCCGAGTCCTTCCGTTTGACGTCGACGATGGCATCCTTCGTGAACGAAGTCATGTTGGGCGAGTCCCGCATCGTCTCTCGAAGAGAAGGTGGGCCGGTCATTTATCTGCGCCACTCGGAATACCGGATGATGGTACGGCTCGTGTTTGGCGTGCTGATGGAACAATTTCGTGTTGGTGGTCTGTACCCGCAAGACGTGGCCGTCTTGCATGCCACGGTGAAGAGCGAGAAATCGATGGTCAAATTGCTGGAAAATATGTTAGTGCACGCCGGCATCCCCTGCTTCGTCCCCACCAACGAAACGATCTCGATTGACAAGACCGTGATCGAAAACAAAGTGGTCTTCGCCTCTTTCCACCAGATGAAAGGTCGCGAACGCAAGTGGGTGGTGGTGTGTGGATTCGACGAGAATTACTTCAACTATTATTGTCGGGACATTTCTCGAGCCTTGTGTCCGTCGACCTTGTATGTCGCCGCTACGCGGGCCATTGACCGTCTCATTGTGTTGGAGGTCGGCGAGCCGTTGACCTTTTTGCGCAAGACGCATGCCGATATGGTCGAGAGCGAGTATGTAGATTTCCGAGGCGTGCCTCAGGGTGTGGTGGATATTGTCAGTACGCAGGGGGATGGTCCCCTGGGGGGTGACGATACGCTCAAGTTGACCGTGACGGGTCTGCTGAAATTCTTGGACTCCGCTCTGTTGTCGCGCCTCACCGAGCTCATGGACAAGCATTTGTTTGTGGTCGACGAGTCGGAGGAGGGGAGAAAGGACGTCAAAGTGCCCAACGTCACGGCGAGCGAATATCGTGGCAGGAAGCTGACGGAGGAAGTGTATGACCTGAACGGACACGCTCTTCCGGCCATGTATCAGGAGAAGTACCACGGGACGAATGCGATCAAACAGGAAGTCATGGCGTTTCTAGAGAGGAACACCAAGAACGTCTTTTATCGTGGCATCTTGTCGGAGGTTGATTGGGCAGAACCGTCCATTGAAGACCATTTGCGCATCGTGAATGTCTATGTGGCCATGAAAGAGAACCTGCTGTTCAAGGCAGCACAAATCACCGATTACACCTGGCTGGAGAAACCCGTCGTGGACGCCATTTTTGAAAACATGGACCGACGCATCGAGCGCCCCGAGTCCCTTCTGTTCGAGCAAGTCATTGCGACCCGTGATGAAAGTGTGACCGACTACCAAAGGATCGACCGATTTGTGGTGCATCGGCTGGGTGCCGATTTTCCGAAAGTGCGTTTCGAGGCGCGCGTGGACGCAATGTCTCCCGATGTGTTGTGGGAATTCAAATGCACCGCGGTCTTGGAAGCCGAGCACCGATTGCAACTTTTGTTGTATGCCTGGATTTATCGAAAGACGGTCGGCAAGAAAAAAACAGATATGATGAAGTTCCGTCTCATGAACATCCGCACGGGAGAGACACACACATTGAACTATGAAGCGGAATGGGTGGATCAAATCGTCGAAGAATTGTTGCGTTCCAAGTATCGACGCGGGGAACGTTGGACCGACGCCGAGTTTCTCAAAAATGTTTCGATGCATCACGCTTCGTTGGAAACTTGATATTGTCCTTTTGAAAGGGGCTTTTGCCCCAGCGATCCAGACCGGTGTTGCAGACCGCTCCGACGAGACTGATGCCAGGTATGTTGGCGCCTACACCTGTTCTGTCCTTCACCATTTTGTAGAGCAAATTGTGACGCTCTCCGAGATCCATAAGGTCGCGTCGAAGTTCGGCGATTTCTTGCTTTAGAGCGGTGATTTGATCTTCCTCTTGGGACATTTGTTGTGTTATGTGATTGTTGTGTTATGTGTTGTGTTATGTGTTGTGTTTTTTTTTCTTCAAAAGGCAAAGGCAAAGTCGTCGCGTTTTGTGGCCAGGGGTCCACGCAACAGGTGCGCCGCCCCCAAATAGCACAAAAATCCCGTGGCGCTTCCGATGGCTAGTCCCGCGGCCAATTGCCACACCGTGTGTTGGTGGAACCAGGCACGCTGCACGACAGACACCACGGTCAATGCGATAGCGACGGCCAGAGTGTAGTACTCTTTTTTCAGCAAACTGTTGTAATACGCAAGAGCGAGAAAGACCACATTGAACGCCATCTCTTGCGCGTGCCCCGAGGGCATTCCGTATCGGTCGAGGGCGACGGTTTTGCCGGCGGCCAGGTCGATGCGCAGCTGTTCCTCTTGTCCCGGACGGGCTTGTTGGAATCCGTATTTGAGGGCGAAATTGAGGGCGACATTCAAGGCTGCGCCCACCACAAAAAAGGCAGTCAAGGTCGTCTTGCCATAGAGGACAACCAGGGTCGCCAGGAACAAAAAGAGGGGCGCGAGAATGCCCACCCATCGGAACGTTTGATAGAGGATGTCTTGCATTTTTGTTGATGTTTGTTGGCTTATTGTTTTGTTTAATTTTAATATTGGTAAAGATTCTCACTAATCAAAGTCACACACCAATCCGCACCATGTAAATCCACTACGTTGCCTCGGTCGTCGAGAAGTTTGACATGAATTCGATCGATGTTCACCGGCCCAAAATAGACGCGCTTGTTGTCTTGCAGGGAACCGCTGAAATCCACATACACTTCGCCTGTGGACATGTTTCCCTTTTTGATCGGGATCAGGGCAAACGTGTCCGACGTCGTCGGTGCCTTGCCGCGGAAATTGGTCGTCTGATGCCGCGCTTTCAGGATTTGGTTGATCGTGTAGATCTGTGCTTGGGTCAGTGTGCGTGGCGCTGTGGCACCCACCTGCGGATACGTGCCGTATCCACTGTTGATCTTGTCCAGGATCAGATTGCCCACGTTGGCCTGGTTGACGCCTAGGACGGCAGCTTCCTCTGGAGTGACGTTGGCCAAGGCGGCGAGGTTGCTGCTGTTGTTGTAAGGCAGACACTCGGTCGGCAGGGTGGGCAAATAATAAGAAGGAAGGGCGAGACGGTTAGAAAGCTCCGTGATCGAGATGAGGCCATTGTTGATGTGATTTTGGTTGTAGTCGTCAATGACAAGGATGAAATATTTGGGTCCACTCAAGTCGAGGACGGCGACGGGGGTATTGCCTGGGCTGCTGAAAATCGCCTGCTGTGGGGTGCGGAAGCCCATGAGCCACCCGAGCGTGCAATTGAATGTTAGGTTGGTGCCGACGCAGCCGGGGGCTCGGTTGGCCGTGAAACAATTCAATTCGCCGGTAAAATCGAAAAAGGTGAAAAAGGGGTCTTGCGTGATATCAAACGCGTTTGTCAGAGGGTCGATGCCTTTGATCCGGTTGCCAGCGGGGTCAGTGGCTTGGCTCAAGTTGATGGTTATTTTGCCATTGTTTGCATTGTAAGTCGCAAAAATATTGTTATTGGTCGTGTTGGTGAAACCGGCGCTCACAAAATCCGCGTTCAACTCGGTGACGAAAGCGGTGGGACTGTAATTGCCCGGGGTCACGACGATTTGGAAGGCGTTACCCTGGTTGGTCACCCAGAAACAGGTGTTGCCCAGATACGTGTCAATCACGTACCACGTGAAGGGGATTTGCACCGAGTACAGACGCAAGGTCACCACTCCGGTCAAGTGGTCCGACAGGTCCAGAGTGTAGTCCGTGGAGGTGGCGTCGAGACCGCCGGCGGCTTGCCGGAATTGACTGTCGAGGTTGATGAAGCGGGTGGTGATGTTCTCCAAATTGGGGTTCAAGGTGTCTTGGGCGATTTTGGTGTCGATCACGTTGTTGACACCGAGCTGTTGCTGTTTCATGGGCACATGGGGGTCGTTGTAGATCTCGATCTTTTGCTTGCGGTCGGTGACCTTGTCCATTTGGGTGGGGTCGTCCTTTTGTTCGAGGACTTGCTGCTGAAACCAGGCCTTGGTTTGGGCGTTGGTGGGATCGGTCAAAGAGTTGTCGATGGTCGACGCATTTTGTTTTGTTTCGTTGCGGAGGTAATCGATCAGCGTCTGTTGGATTTGTTGGAAGAAGGTCACGAGATGTTTGGCGGATGCGCCAGTGAGGGTGCTGAAACGATCGATGAGAGGTTTGGTCGCATCGACGACGTCCTGTTCGGTTGGTTCCTCATCTGTTAGATCCAAGATCTGGAAAAGTTCGGCAGTTGTATAAGAGGAGACATCCAGATTCAACGTACTCGGGTCTAAACCGGAAATACTCATGATTTGTTAGAAGAAAGCGAAAGCGTGGTTAGAATGTGATTTGATTTATTTAATTTTTTTTAAAAAAAGGAAGAAACTACAGCAGTTAGAAAAAAAAAAGATTATTCATTGGGCAGTACATGAACTACTACTACTAGTACTGGAGGAGTTCATGAATCGCTCTTCTTCGATTTTTTCCAAGAAGACATTCCGGATTTTCTTGAGCCAGCCTTGTTCTCGCGATGTCATGATTTTCTTGAGCATGGTGATTCCCAGCCGTCTCTTCTGATGACTCTTACCGAAAAAAAGGAAGGCCTCCAATTGTTGGACGACGTCCGGTTCACTGAAAGCCAGCATGTCGCGCGAGATCCAATGGTCGCCCTTGTAGACATACCGATTGAAATTATAGGAGTCGCCGGTGTACTCATAGATGTTGTGACGTTCGTGCGTGATGATTCGATTTTTGATGAGACCGATTCCATGGATCCTGTTTGTGCTGTTGTTCATTTCTACGACGAAAATGAGGCTGTTGATGGGATACGTCTCGTTGATGGGACAAGGGGTACCATAGATGCAGCCTTGGATCTTGTGGAGCTCCCTGTACCGTTCGTTTTCGGCCAGTGTCTTTTCGGTGAAACGGGTGCAAGCCAGGTGCAGCATCACTATCACTTTTTTTATCGGGGGGGGGTGTGTTTGGGGTTCGTGTGTGTTAGTTGAGCATGTTAGGTGTATGGGGGCTCCCGTTTTTCCAATTCAATTTTTTTTCGGTTCGTGATTTTGCCCGTAAAAAAAAGAGCCCATAAAAATAAAAAAAAAGCTGGTAAGCCAATAAAAGTGGCAAAAAAAGATGCGCAAGTATGAGACACAGTTGGCCGACCGGTATATTGGTGAATTTTTGGCACGCAAGGTTCAGCAGAAAAAAGTGACCACCTACAATCCAGCGACTGAGCATCGGGATCAGCGCATGTTGTGTCTAGTCGCTTGCCACGCGGACAAACCTTTGAAAGTGCGATGCATCAACAACAATCTGGGATATCTCTGCGGGTTTGAGAACATCGTTGTATGCGTGATCAATTCCGAGGGAACAGAGTTCGCCGACGCCGTGCGAGAGGAATGTGCCACCAAGGGCGCCGAGTATGTGGAAGTGCCCAACGAAGCCACTCTGGATTTCGGCAAGTGGACATGGGTGCTCAGAGAAAGAGGATGTCTGGAGGGTTGTTTTTTCAATCACGTGTTGTTCACCAACGATTCGTTTCTCATTGAAGCGCCGATTGTGCATTTTTTCAACCAAATCTTTCGCCGGAATCTGGAAATGTACGCCTACAACGACTCCACGGAACGTGGCGGTCAGCATTATCAGTCGTACCTGTTTAGCGTGCGTGTCGATGCGTTGCCCAAGCTGATCGATCATGTCGAGGAAAACAAAGACCGCATAGAGGGTTATTTTGATGTCGTGGATCATTTGGAGATTCCTCTGTTCCGTCGCTTCGAGTCGTCGCATGATTGTTTCTTGCCTATCGGCCGTCTTCCGGGCCATCGAGGAAAGAGCGTGTTTTATACCAACAATGGTCTGTACAAATTGTTGAAGAATCATGGTCTGTTTCCCTTTTTCAAGCTTCGACGTTTTGACATGCCACCTTAAACATGCGCTCTTGCAAATAGTTGCGAAGGACTCGGTACCTCGGCTGGTGCAATGCACGCGTCCACATTTGGAACGGATTATTCGCCTCCTGAGGATGACTGAATCGCTGGCTCGAAACGTGGCGGATCAGATTGGGTTGGTAGCCGGAGAGGTACCAGCACCTACGGTCTTGACTGGGCACGGCCGGCATGCCCTCTGCGGAAGGACGCATGTTCCAGAAGACGACGGAGGGTGGGGTAGTGAAGCCACGCAGCACATACTTGGCCTGGATCGAGTGGTACAGAGAGAACCCCGCGTAGCGGTTCGTGTCGTCGGGATCGATTTGCATGTCCGAGATGATGACGAGGGTCAGGTCTTCTACTTCTTCAGACGACAACTTGGCGTCGGCCATTGCGTCCAACAAAAAGTCATGGGCTCGGTGGAAATCGGAGTTGGTGGAGACGACCGATTGTCCCTCTTGCTGGATTTTTGTTAGGGATTCTGTAAGAGATAGGTCGGTGAGGTTGACCCAGGCTCCGCCGAAAAGGGTGATATGACGGCCCAGAGCCGATTCGTCTGCCAACGAGAGGGCGACGGCGAGCGCCGCGTCTTGCGGCATGGTTTCCGAGAGGTCCAAGAGGATCAGCATTTTGTGGCTGTTGGGTGGTGCTGTGGTTTTCATCCATTGCCGATTCGTCATCCATTGCCGGTTGATCCAGTTCCTTTCGGCATCGGTTTTCGCGCGAAAGGCTGCGCGCACCAGAGAGAGCGGGTCGTGTCGTCGACGCTTGGTGTATGCATCCGGTTTTAAAGCTAAATCGTGTCTGAGAAAGGCCGATTGTTGCAAGACCTGGGTCAGCGACGTCACGTGTTTGGCTTGGATGCCCGACCAGTCGGGATCATTGCATTGTCGGACTTGCACGGTCTCGAGGCGACGATTCAGGTGACTCAACAATTTGCGATAGTCGGTGTATGCCTTGGTGCGTGCCTTGTGATTCTCGGGATCGAAGTGGGCAAAGTAATGCAGTGCCATCCTCTGGAACAACCATCCGTGACGCTGGGAATTTTCGCGAGGAATCCATTTGGCAACCAGGGAGATCGGTTGGTCGTCGGGGGCGTCGGCGTCCATGCGCAGTTGATCGTTCGCCAACTGAATCGCAAAGGGCACCATGCGTTCGTCTCCCTGGTCTTTGCAATAGGTGCAAAAGTACTTGATGTCTTTCCAGGACCCGTACGGATGCGGGTTGCCAAACGAGGGGAACGTGACAAAGGCGCGAAACGCGAATTGGGCCAGGTCGGGGTCGTGTTGGGACCAGACATGCACCATCATGTACGCCAAGTCTCGTTCGCCCTTGCCGTGGATGATGTCGCGTGTGTGCCCGATGTGTTGATAGAGGAGTGTCAGCAATTCCAGATCGTTTTGTTGGTAAACGTCGTGAAGCAGGTCTGTGAACAGGCGTTTCACGGCGTTTGTATTAGTGGTGGTTGTGGTGGTGTCTCTGGTGGTTTGAAAGAAGAACTGAACAACACGATCACCCAAATGGAGGAGTTGCGTGTGCTCTGGATGGCCTCTCTCTCCGAGACGCATTGTTGATGATGATGACATTGTTGTATTTAGTCTTGATATGTTGTTGTTGCTGTTGTTGTTTTTGATGTTGGAGTCTTTTCTTCTATATAAGTTCTTCTCTTTGTTGTTTGACGATGGAACAAGCGTTTGCGTAAGGTGGATGCCAGTTTGTTGCGCCACGGGCGCTTGGAAAAGACCAACACGATGCCTGTTATAGAGCGCTTGGCTTTGTCGGCGGTCTTTTCGAAGTAGACGGATGTCACCTTGGAAAAGACTTGCAACGGCTGTGAACCGTCACCGTTGTACCTCATCCAACAGTTCAGGCGATATTCTGGTTTCTGTTGCTTGTTGACCCACATGTCCATTTCCTGGCGGGACAGGTAATTGAGATGGTGCAACTCGTACCGATGTTGTTCGACTTCGCTGATCTCATTGTTTTCGTCAATGTAAATGCATTGGACTTCGATGAGACGGATGTTGTTGTTGTTATCGTCGTCTTGCATCTTCTTCTTTTAAATTACAAAGGATTGGTTTTCAAAAACAATGCAAAAAAACGCATTTACTCACTCTTGTTCTGAGTCGTTGTCGTCGCTTGGCAGGTCAAAAGAAAACAGCGAGAACTTCATGAGTTCGCTGTCGTCCTCGGACAGGAGCGGTTGTTGAAAAGAGGGTTGGTGACGTCGATGTATTCTACCACAGTCGCCATTTTCAAACCACAATTCAGTCCATCCCGGTGGAAGGGGATCTTCTTCCTCTTCCTCGGCCTTTTCAACCACTTTCAGGATCGCTTCGCGGAAGTTTGGTTGTTGTGTTGTTGCTTTTGTTGTTGTTGTATTTGCTTTTTGCGAAAGCGTCGGAAAGTCAGAGGCTTGGATTGTTGTCTTGCGAAAAATGTTCATGGTTTGAGTGCGAGTTTTTGATAAGCTGGTCGCTGCTTGTCTGCATGCTTTTAAGCGAGTGTTCTGTTTTGTTTGAAAAAAAAAACAAAACATTCGACAATTCTCTCGAGGGAAAAAAAGGCATTTAAAGAGGCAATCTATACTGCGTATGTTCTCCTCACAGCAACCAGAAGAGTGAAATTATCGCTCTTTTCTTTTTTTTTGTTTAAAAATGAACCAAAAAACCTCACAAAAAAATTTGGAAAAAGAAAGATGAATGTGTTAATTTTTTTTCTTTCTTTGCAAATGAATTACAGGAGACAGCAAACCACTTACATTAAACAAAATTAATAAAAAAAAAATCAACAACAAATCCAAACAATTTTCTTTTGTTTTCCCATTTTTTCAGATGTCGTCAACATTGATCCAATCATTGTTGTTCTCCACCGTACTTGATGATGCAGCAGCAGATCGGTCTTTGATGACCAACTCGCCCATCAATCGCTCATACTCTTCGTCACGCTCCGTCGAAAAGGCGATCCCATCGGTTGCTTCGGTAGGTCCCACTGCCTTGTCGGCGCCCTGTGACAGCAAAATAGACCAATTGGCGGAAACCGCGTCGCGCAAGCGTTCTCTGTCCAAATCGGTATAGACTTCGAGCAAGTCGCATTTGCGTGTTCGGGCATCGTCTTTTCCTGAATCCCAGGGCCTCTCACCCACCAGCACCCATTTGCCCGGCTCGACCATGTTGTCTCGCTTGCCGCGACCACTGAACTTGCCGCGAATGTGGCCAAGACAAACGCGGTCGTCAATGCAATGCGCATAGAACATCCCGTTGCCAAGCATGCGCGTCACCACCGCGTACAGTTCGCCTTCGTTGTCGGCGATGCGCAGCTTGTTGGACGGCTTCGCCGTCACATGCTTGCGGGCGTGACCCTTGTGCTTGTTTCCTCCGCAAGTGTTCTTGACCATTTTTTTTTCTTTTCAATGGGTGGGTGGATGAGATTTTTTAATGAAGTTACGTCGTTGGTTGAATGTAAGTTCATTTTCAATTTTTTTCTAGAGGAAGGCATCCAATTCCTCTGGACTGCATCGGATGAATCCCTTGGGACCTCCAAACATTTCATAAAAGGTGCGCCATGTGTTGGTGGTATTGGTTGGGTTTTGTTCGTCGTCCTCTTTTGTTTTTGCATAGACCTGGGGACACAAGTGATGTTTGATATACGCTGGTTGCTCGTCTGGCTCCAAATTGTACAGGTAATCGAAACGGTCGAAGCTTTCTCCGTCGGGAAATCGAACGTGACAACGATCGTGATCAATTTTCGCTCCTCCGTCGATGACCATGCGTTGGTACCAGAGCGGACAAAAGGATGCCCAATACAGCCAGTCCTTGTAGATTTCCTCAAACGAAGGTTGATCCGTCCTCTTGCGCACGGTGGAAAAGAGGTGCAACAATTTGTTGTCGTCGGTGCCATAACAGCAGACTTCGCGCAACAGGCGGTGTTGTTGGGATCGCGCGGTGCGTGTACGGTACTGCGCAATGTCCTCTGGTTTGACGCGGGCATAGACGTCGCGGCCTTTGGGGATCGACGGGTTCAGGATAGCGAAAATGTGGACCAGCAGTAAAACGCGGTCTTGCTCGTTGTAAAAGCGCGCTTGTCGGAAGGCCTTGGTCAGCGTAGAGGCAGACGTCGTATTGGCGAGATAGAGAGTGAAATATTCATCCAGCTGTTCGAAGGGCAGTCCAGCAATTTGTTGCGCGATGTGGATGGGGTCGTCGTCAAAGGTCATCGAATGAATTTGATCGTTGGGAGAGGGTGGGGATGGCGACGGCGTCTTGTCGCGGACTTCTTGGAGTTTGCGTGCCAGGAAAATGTCCAGCGTAAAAGGCCGTGCCATGAGCGTCTGTGTAATGATGGCGATGGTGCGATCCCCATTGTTTTTGTCCTTTTGCCACTCGCTCTGTTTCTTTTTCATGTACGCAAAGAATCCCGGGTTGCTCAGCGCAAAAAAATGCAGGTAGATGAACCACATGAAGTTCCACCAGTCCTCGGTGAATCCGGAATAATACAATTCGTACGACCAAAAGAGGGCGCTTTGGTCTCGCTGGAGGAGGTTGGTCAAGAGTGCGTACTGCACTTCGTCCTTGATGTACAGGTATCGAGTCAGGATGATGTCGTCCTCGTCGATGGTCGGCTCGGGCGGTGGTAGCGCGGCCACATTGTCTTCTGTCGTGGGCGCCGACTGCGTCGGCGTTACCGCAACCTCAACCGAACACGGATGGCCCATTGGTCGTCTTGTTTTTATTTTCCCTTGACGAGAAACTTACGGGCTTGCTTCTAATTGTGTTTTAGGCATTGCTTCTTTTTTTTGTCGCTCCCTGTATGTATAAGCAACAACAACATTCTTAACAAATGGCCAAAAAACAGAATGCGATGCTCCAGTCTTGGGTCAAGTTCGTCAAGAAGGTTCAGAAGGAGAAGAACCTCAGCTACCGCGACGCCATGATGGAAGCCAAGAAACGCAAGAGTGAATGGAAAAAGAGCATGCAGAAGGGTGGCGATATGTCCGATCCCGAACTTCCGGTCGATGGCGGTGTAGAGGTCGAGGAAGAGGAAACCATGTCACCCGACGGTGGCGAGGAGGAGGAAATGACCGTGATTGAGGACGGTGACATGATGGACGGATCTGCCATGAATATGGGTGGTTCCAGACGCAAGAGGATGAAGAAAAGAGGAGGCTGCTGGGGCAAGAAAACCATGAAGAAGAGCCGAGGCAAGAAGCGCGGAGGCAGAAAGAGCCGTCGCAGACGCCATTAAACAATGCCTCCATCAAAAGTGGTCTTCGAATCGACGCATCGTCTCGCTCCATGAGAGGCGTTGACTCGGGTCTAGCGACATGTTTTGCTGCAACCACGGCTTCCAATCCTCTGGCACTTCAGGGAAGCTCAGCATCCACGCACTCAAGGCATAACGATTCCACGTGCATCGGACGGACTGGTCGATGGTGAAAGGTTTGTTTCTGTAGAGTCTCTCGACTTGCGCAAAGCTCGCGTTGCTTGGCCAGCGGCTACAGACACACATGATGTCATAAGTAGACGGCGCTGTCGTGATCCCTTCGTCGAACAAATAGCGATGAAGAGCCACTTCGAAAGGCGGCGTCGGCGATATTGTTGAGGACGAGGACCCAAACGTGATCAAGGGACACCGGTCTCGTTTGCGGATTTGAATGCTCAGTTGGTAATGATCATCGAAAAAGTAGATGCCCTGTTCGTCCAGAATTTGGATCGACTGCAACAAATGCCTAAGCCACCCCACGAGCTCCCGTTTTCCTTGGGGAGAGACTTGTTCTAAAAAAGTTTCTCTCTCGAACGTTAACAGGTATCCGAGGGGTTGCGCAGGTTGTTGGTCGATGGGGGCATAGAAGCGGTGGCGGTGGCCTTGAGGAAAAGACGGGATGTTGTGGGTTGTTAGCACTGTGATGGTTTGTGAGTCCTTGGGTCCTTGGTTCTCTTTTGGCGAGGGAATGGGCGCGAACACACAGGACATTGTTTTGATATGTTTTGATTGAAAAACGGAAATAAAGATGTCTTTGTTTCCGTTTTTGTGTTTTTTTTTCAAAGACAGACGAGAATCGATGTCTCTGGGGTCAGGGGGATTTCTGCTTGAATCAAAAGGACGTGCTGGTCGACCTGTTCCATGAATGGCTCCATGAATATCAGTGCGAACAACAAGAGCACCGAAAAATAAATGGCTTCCATTTTGTTCTATTGTTTGTTGGTGCATTGTTTTCAAGTGGGTTCTTTTGGAAAAATGGAAAAAAATTGATAAAAGAAGAGACGAATTGAAACAGGAAACAAGACAACCAAACAACCAAAAGCAAATGGATGACTTACCTTTGCCTTCCCAGTTCGAATCGTTCGATGAACCGACCAAGGCTCTGGTGCGGGCTTATCTGGGTCAGCTGAACGCCTTGCAACGAAAGGCCTATTGCATCGGACTAAGTCACCTGGGCACTTCGTTCAACATCCTCAGGAGCAACGGATACCAAGATTGGCTCAAGAAAGAGAAGGAGAAGGAGAAGGAGAATGAGAAAGTGGCGTGATGATTTTGTTTTTTTTGTTATTTTTTTGCGTAGCGTGTGTATTTATGGTGCCTCTTTTTCTTGCCGCGATGGCTCAACTTGCTCTGTTTACGTTTGCTTTTGTTGGTATTTTGCTTTCTGTGTACGAATACTAATTCATCCTTCTTAAGAAATTGTGATATCGAACGTCTTGTGTTTTCCAAGGAGCGCATGGTTTGGCGCCTGGCGGCGCCGCCTCCTTGTTGTTGTAGTTGTTGTTGTATGGCCGGTTGGATCGGGTGCGGCAGATAAGAGGTCAAGGACGAGGATGATTGTGTGGATGTTAGAGGAAGCGATGATGATGTTAGAGGAAGCGATGATGATGTTAGAGGAAGCGATGATGATGTTAGAGGAAGCGATGATGATGTTAGAGGAAGGGATGCTGCGGCCTGTTTGGCGATCCGGATGGTTTGAATCATGGTTTCCAGAATTTCACTTCCATTCGTCACCACTGTGTTGGCCATCTTCACGAAATCCGAGAGGACCATGGGCAGTTCCAAGGCGGGACCGACCACAGGCACCTCACCTAACAATTCTTTGCCGACCATGATCGCGCGTCTACCTGCCTTGCTCGCCATCTCTGCGAATGAGTCGATGATCTTTTCCAGACCGGGTCTGGCCGCCTCGAAAGCGACCGCAGCCGATTCACTCGCGTCGCTAATGGCTTTCTTGGTTTCTGGATTGTTCACCACCGCCTTGATTTCGGCGATGACTTGGGAGGCGGGCTTGTCTTCCACGTTGATGTTGAAGGCCTCGCCCAGGCGTCTCACCGTCGCCTCCGTGACTTTTTGAACCGATCCTTTCCATGGATTGTTTATGGTGTTGCTGTCGTTGTTGTTGCTTATGAATGGCGATTGCATGTTTTTTTGTTTGTTTGTTGTTGTTTCTCCTTGTGATTCCCAGAGAAAAAACAAAAACAAACAGTAATGTGATTGGGATTGTTAAATCATGCATTCTTCTTTTTGGCCGACACGATGCGCTCGCGCTGGGCAAAGAGGTCGGCCATCTCCTTTTCCAAGATCGGCAGGGGGATGAGCTCGTACGTGTCGTCCGGGTTGTTGTCCGGATGCAAGCGCACCAAATGCAGGTCTTTGACCCGTACGCCGTATTTGCGTTCCAGGATCGTCTTGTACGTGTTCAGTTGCAAGGCGTAGTGCCAATAATTGGTGTCGGGGAGATGCGCGATCAGGGGGTTCGACGCGAATCGGCCGAACGAATTGGTCTTGGTGATTTCCTTGCTGCGTTTCCAATCGTAGATCGAGAGCGACCCGTCTGCGGGGTTCACGTAGACCATGTCGATCGAACCCGCCATCTGGACGTCTTCGTCGTAGATCATCCATTCGGTCCGAAAGGGTACAAGCCTGGGATGGTCTTGGACAAACTTCAAGAAATACGACCACTCTTTGCTTCCCTCGCTCTGGATTGGGTTGGATGGAGGATGGAAGGGTATCAGGAGATCGGATTGGAAAAAATAGCGTCGCGGTCCCAGGTTCATGAAGTGTTCAATGTCGGCGTGCAGATTCGTGCCGGCACTGGAGACCGCATTGGAATTCTGGGACCAGAGGTTTTTGATTTGCTGTTTGTCCAGGCCCCAGTACTTGTGTCCCGGGTTCCAATATTTGCCGCGCATCATGTTGTCGATGATGTCGTCGGCATTGAACGGTGGGAAGTGGCCGTGGTTCCAGGTGGTCACCGAGGTATACTTGGAATAGGGGTCGGTAAGAATTTTGTATTCATGGCCGCGTTCGAAGAATTGGATGTATTGGTCCCGCGGATGCGGATGGAGCTCTGCTAACAGAGTGTTCGACATTTGTTTCTCTTATTTGTGGGACCTGTCTTTGTATCGGTTTAACTTTTTTGTCTTCTTGCCGATCAAAATCGACACACAAAAAAAAACACTCGCTCCAAGGCGGTTTTGATCCGCCGGCCTTTCGGTTAACAGCCGAACGCTCTACCGACTGAGCTATCAGAGCACAGTAGAACTCGTGTGTGTTCTTTCATTTTTCTATAACAAAGTTCTTAGAGCAGCCTTTCCAAGCGCGACAGTCGTTCGTCGAGGCGCTTGCTATCTTGCTGCGACCGGACAAACGCTTTCTGCAGGTTTTGGTAGGACTCTTGCAACCCTTGGTAGGAATCTTGTAACCCTTGGTAGGAATCTTGTAAACGCGAGTTGTCGGCTTTCAATCGTTGGACCTCTTTCACGAGCAAACCGATCAAGCCGTTGTAGTTGAGCGACTGCATCTGGTCTGGGTCGTCCTTTGTGCCATGGACGAGGAAAGGATAGACTTCTTCCACCTCGTGAGCGATGAGACCAATGTCATGGCGTCCCGATTTGGTGTTGTCGTAATGGACGGGTCTCAGCTGGTCGACCGTGAAAGAGTCGTCGAGGGGTTGGACGTTTTCTTTGATTCGATGGTCGGAAGTGGAGGTGAAGGATGTCCCATTGAAATTACCGGACTGGTCAATGAACCATATTGGTGTGGCTGGACCAGTTTGCGTCGGGAGACCAGATCTTAATGACAATATGTTGGAGTTGTTGAAAGAGAGGAAATTACCGCTCCCTACCACGTCAAAATAATCTTGTACTCCATACGGTGCGTAAGAATAGCATTGTGTTGTGTTCACGGCCAATGCGCTGGGTACAGCAAGGGTTGACCCGTCGTATGATATATTGGTGTCATAGATGGTTGTGCCGATGTGACAAGCAAGATTGTAACTGTTGCTTCCAACGAAAGGAACCACAGTCACTGTTGCGGCAGTGCCGCTGATGTTGCAACTCAATGCGCCACTACTGTATGTCAAGTTCGTGTCGCGATAAAGAGCTGATGAAACACTTGGATTGTTGCTATTGAACAGTGCAACGCAAACACTTCCTGATGGTGTTGTGCTGTTGACTGCGACAGACGCAGCGGTGCCACTGAATGTGCCCGTGCGGTCTATGTACCAACTCGTGTCACCCGACACCGTCGATAGAAACCCGAAATCATTTCGTCCCGTAGTGGTCGACGATGCAAAATACCAATACTGATTACTTGATTCTCCAGCGATTTGCAACTGATCCGTGCTTGTTGAGCTGTTCGTCCTTCCGATTCCCATCGCCGCGTTTACTTGCCCAACCATGGGGAAAGATGATTGCGATCCATTGGCATTTGTGTTAAACGACAAAACGTTCTGGAAATTATAAGAACCATCTGTTCCACTTGTTACACTTTTCCAGGCACACAAATCCAGGTAGAAACATGTATTCACACCACTTGCGGCAAGAGAAAAATTGGCCCCTGCGCCCCATTGAGAACCTGGAACAGGTTGGGTTGACATCTGCAACATGATTGTCCTGGCTGTTGCTCCAACTGGTCCGCCGTTATATGTGCTATTTAACGACAGAACCGCTGGACTCAGGAAAGCTGACCAGTAATCTGAACTGTAAGTCGTTGCGACTGGAGTTACATATGCATTCAGAATCGAACCATATTTTGTGCCAGAAAATATGAAGTTCGGTGCAGGGCCGCCTGTATACGTTCCCCCTGGCCCAGAATTGGCGATTCTCATTTGTATCGTGTTGGTGTCTGCTGCATTGAGAATTGTTAGATTCTGATTGTTGAAACTCCCTTGACCCAATGCATATGCAATGCCACTGAGCCCATTGAAAGATGCATTTCCGAGCACAGATGCAGTGTTGGTAGTTAAACTCAACATGGACCAATTGGATATTGTGACGGTGTCTGCCAAACTTCCGAAAGCGTAAGACGGTTGATTATTGCCGCTCGTTTTCTTATATTGGAAACTCCAACCAGCGTAAGCTTGCTGGCTGCTGCCTGTTGTTGAGAACAGGGCAAGTTGATAAGAGGTGTCATCCGAATATGTAACGACGTCAACGTAGCTTGAATCGTTCGCATGTACAGCATTTGTCGCAATTGTTGCAGATGCAGCGTTGCCACTGAATGTGCCTAGGTTATTGTTAGTGTTGTTTGTTATGGAGCATGATCCAGTGTTGCCGAATTTGAAGGTCGTTCCGTTTTCAAATGTCAAGTTATTTGCGTATTGAACAGTTGTTTTGAGTCCAGTGGAAATCAAGGCCAAATTTGAATTATTGGTTCCCGTGCTCACATACACGTTTGATGCGTCTGTTGCTGTCGTTGCTGTTGCTGCATTTCCATTGAACTGGTTGGTGGTGCCGTTAATGGTGGCTGAGCCGACCGTGAGAAAATTGTTCGATGGCTGGAAGGTGAATGGGCCGCTGGTATCTTGGTAAAGGGTGTTGGAATTTTTGCAGAAAACGACATTCAAGCCGCTTGCGGTTGATGTGTCTGGATTTACTGTCACTTTGTTGATGGTGCCATTGATGCCATTGGCAACATACAACGTGTTGCAACTCACATCACCCGCCTTTGCGGTGAATATGTTTCCGGCGGTGCCCAGCGTCATCGAGTACGCGTTGATGTTCGCAGACGACGGGTTGAGGTTCAGACTACCATCCGAAGTGATGCCGTAAGAAGTATTCGTCAGCAAAAACGAGGTGCCCAGTATGTTGACGCTTGTGTCGATCACTGTTGTTGGAGTTAGCCCAGGTTTGCACACGAGGGTCGTTGCGTTGAGTGTGATGCCACTCGAGTCCATGTGGACATTGTTATTGTTACCCACTTCCAGAGAGGTGTCGAAAGTTCCAATGCTGCTGCTGAGGGTGCTTCCTTTGGCCATCGTGATGCTGCCCGTCGCCAGGGCTGCCTCGCTTATAAAAAGGTGTCCCGATGCATCGGTCACGTTGATGAATTGCCCAGACGAAGATATTGTGACCAACTTGGGGGTTGCGGTGGGTGGTGAACTCGGGTTAATAAAGTTTTGTCCGAAGTCTGCGAAGATTTGCAGCTGGCTGTTGGCAATGGAGACCATGTATTGTCCCGTGGCTGACACGGCGACCGATGTTCCCGGGCCAGTGACGCTGGCGTTGGGGGTCCACGTGCTGCCATAATTCGACGACAGGTAAAGAGCATTGCCACCAGACGTGTCTGTTAGCGCGACCTGGAACTGCCCCGACGACGACATTGATATCGCCGTGAAATTCGCGACGGCGGAGAAGCTCGTGTCCGTCCAGAGTTTGGCCGAATTGCTCGTGGTGTAAAGGTGGTTGGCGGCGATGGCCGTCTGGTATTGTCCCGACGAAGACATGGCGACGGCACGGAAGTTGTTGGGCGGGAGGCCGGCGTTGGTGAACGTAAGGCCCGCATTGATCGAGTAAAAGAGGCCGCCACTTGGCCCGCTGGTCACCGTCGTCCAAAACTGTCCGTTCCCCGAAATCGCGACCGCCGAGGCGGAGGCATCGTGGTTCGTTAAAAAACTGGAGCCGCCATTTGTTGAAGAGTAGAGCGTCTTGTTCACCGTGGCGACCAACTGGTATTGTCCCGTGGCAGAAATGGCCACCGATGTTCCCGAGGAATCGACGGTGTTGGACGACCAGCTCTGGCCAAAATCAGTGGAGTACCGGATAATGTTGCCCGACAGCAAGGTTTGGTATTGTCCAGAGGCCGACGACGCAAGGGCGCTGGGAGCTGGGGTGAAGGTGGTTTGTTGTTGGTTAAAGAGAGGATCTGTGTAGTCATAATTGGTGCCCAGCGTCGAAAAGTCGACGCTCGCCGACGACTGGGGAAAGCCCGTGCCTCCCACGGCCGGATCGTAGCGCCAGAAAGTGAATGTCACTTGGGCCGCAGTGGGGGGCTGGTTGTTGGAGGGAATGCCCGTGCCGCTCCAGGGACCATTGCTGCCTGTGAACTCGACGATGCCTGAATTCACGTTGTAGACCCAGGGGAACAGGGAGTTTCCCAGGCCGCAAGTGTAGTTGACGTTGTTGAAAGTCACTTGAATGGTCTGTTGGTACCCGCCCGCGGGGTCATAATTCGAGGGGATGCCATAGTTCAACAAGTTGTTGGTCACTTGCAGGGCGGGCGATGGACTGTACGTTGCGTTGGCACCCAGGTACCAATAGCAGACGCTTGGCGTTGTGGCGGCGAGCTGGAGGTTGGTGTACTTGATGATGTAAGGGTATTGGGTGGCGGTCTGTTTGGATCCGGCGACTATCTGGGTTCCTGGCAACAAGACGTTTGAGGACGGACCTAGGGCGGGCGCGGAGGTGGGCACCGATTGCGAGAGGATTTGCGTGCTGAAAATATTGTTGGCCGAGGTTCCTGGGACTTCCAAGTTGAAACTGCCTCCGGCGATGCCATCGGGGTAATAAAACAGCGATTTGTAGAGCTGCTCGGAGATGAGCTGCTGTCCTTGCGGACCTAAATTCGCATACGATGACATTTCCTAGGGTGGTTTTTGATTTTATTTGTCTCCTTCTGTTCTCTCGGAGATAAATAAAAAAAACGACGAATTCCACGGATCGACGTTTTTGTTAGAAAAATTCAATACAAAAACACAATTTCTAACAAAATTTTCAAACTTATGGAGCGAGGTTGAACGTCACGTATTGGTAGGCATAGTTGGCATTCATCGGAAAGCCTAACCGACAGTACACCAGAAGTGGCGTCGTTGGTCCTGTAAATGTTAGTGCCGAAACACTCACGATCAAATCGTTGCCGCTGATGGTCGCGCTGTTTGAGGTCGGGGCCAATACCGTCGAGTTGTTGGCGGGTGAGTACCAATTGTTCGAACTGATGGGCACGAGAGTACTGTCGAATCCATTCGCGGTGGTGCTGGTGGCCTTGTTGGCGTTGCCGTCGACCCAGAGGGTCGTTCCATACTGGTTGCTTATAGGAGCCACCGTTATATTGTTGCCCGACGAGTCGCATTGTTCCACGCGGTAGTACAAGAAGAATCGCTGCGTGTTGCCGTTGTTGGACAAGTAAAACGAGTTCGTCGAGGCATCGACCTGGATCGTCGGCGTTTGGCCATTGACGGTGAGGTTCTTGATGGTGAACTGGAACGTCGTGTAGACGGTGTTTTGCCCTGGATACAACCAGACGAACGTCGCGTTGCGGTAGCTGTTGTTGCCGAATGGAGGGTTTGAGTAGTTTAGGTTGTTGTTGTAATACGACGAGTAGTTCTGGTAACCTTGGGTTAAGGATGGTGAGTTGGAGGCGGTCTGGTAGGCGCCATTGGCGATTTGGATTTCTTGCGTCGTGTTCAGGTTCGTGTAAGATCCGTAAGAGCTGTCGGTTGCCACCAGGCTCCATTTTTGTTGGTAAGGAATTTGTGAGTACGATACAGTATTGTTGCTGTATCCGTAAGGGGGTGGGATGCTTGTGGGTTGCGGATACGTTGTTGCCGGGTAATAGTTTTGAGAAACGTCCGACCAAACGCGATATCCCGGTTGCGGTGTCGTAACTGTCGAGAGGAGAGAGGTCGGTGTGTAAGAAGTGTTCGTGATCAACAGGTACGACGGACGGTCATAGAGAATGTTGTTGAGCGTCGAAGTTTGGGATACGGGTACATTGTTGATGTTCTGGGCCACTAATGTGAGGGTGGTTGTGCTAGTGCAAGTGCCCGCGTTGGTGGTGGCGAGACTGTTGTTGTTGAACGCCACTGTTCCTGTCAGGGGAGGCGTTTGTTTGGTGCAGTGTTGCAGATCGGATTCTTGCAGACTGCCGTTTACGCCGCCTGAGAACGTGTATGTCAGCAGCGGGGAACGATAGAAGCAGTTGGCGAGGTTGTTCAGCGACGTGTCGGCTGCGAAGGTCACCGTTGGTTGACCGACCACGTTGATGCCCGATACAAGCGTGGTTTGGCCGCTGTTGATAGAGTACGAGCTCGACACAAAGCCCGGAGACGTCGCTGTAAGTAAGTCATAGTAAAAGGTCAAGCTCGATGAGTTGGGGAGGGGATTGGAAGGAGGAGCGTAGTATTGTGTGTTCAGGTTCAACGTGTACATGGACGTCGTGGGTGTCAAGGCACTCGAGTTGATTTGGAAGGCCAGGTTCTGCACGAAACTGTAAAATCCCTGATTTTGTTGTGGTGAGGCGTATTGGTCACCAACGGACCCACCACTGTTCAACACAGACATGTTGGCCGAGGTGTCGGTGCTGCCTATTGTGCTGAAGCCTTTATACGTCACGGCTGCGCCGATCGAGCCGAACGTCGCGCTGGCCACGAGAAGGGTCTGCCCCGAGGAGTCGATTCCGATGTAGGTTGTGCTGGTGTTTGGGTTGGTTGGAGTGGGGCTATACATGATGCTGAGGGCAGGGACCGCGTTGGTCGGCACAGCAGTGTTGTTGTACAGGTTGCTGGTGATTGCGGCGGCTGCTGGGTATTGAACTGGGTACAAGTTGGTGCCTGGTGTCACAGGACTGCCGGCGAGTGTGGTGCCTGACGGAGAGAAGTTTGTGGTCGTCATAGGAGGGTAATTGGTTGGCGTGTTGATCGTGAACGACGTCGGATTGGTGGCGCTCTGTCCAAGCGAGTTGGTGGCTGCCAAAGTGAATGTATACGTGGAACCCGGATACAAATTGCTGTACGCATAAGCGAAGCTGGCGGGCGACGGATTGGTGTATCCATTGAGGTACGTAATCGTGTTGCTGATGGTGGTGGTTTGCGTGGATTGGCTTTGAGGGCTGGGGTAACGTTTGCTGGCGCCGGGTGTCGAATAGGAGGAGACAAAAGTGGTCACCGTGACTCCTGTCGATTGGCCCGTGTTGGATTGCGATGGCGGATAAAGGGTGAGCGTCATGCCATTGTACGAGAGCAAGACCGGTGTGAGGTTGTAACTAGCGTCCGCGGAGGGCGGCGTGCCACTGCTATACGATGGTATCGTGATCGAGCTCAACGTGCCAGGACCGTGGAAATTGCTGTAGTAACCCCACAAGGTGTTCAAGCCTTGGGCCAGTGTTTGTGCACTGATGACATAGGTGATGGCCCAGATGTTGCCGAGGCCGTTGGGAAAGGTCACGTTGGCCGGCCCACTCAGCGTGCCGGGGGTGCCTTGGTTCGTCAAGACCAGGCCGGAGAGTTGGCCCTTGGTCCCGCCGCCCGGCGGCGGTTGCGGATAAAACACGGGAAACAGTGGTGGGCGAACATAGAGAGGATTGAAAGGGTTCGCACTGGTGTCCAAGATTTGGACGGACGAAACATTGTTGTTGTACGACAGGTCCAGGAAGATGCTGGTGATCGTGGGGAGCGGCTGTGCAATCGTGCCATAATAGGTCTGTGCCGGGAAGGGGAAATAGACGTAAATGTTGGATGCCGTGGCGGTGGCGCCCTGAAAGGGGATGGGGGGCGTCACTTCGTTGTAATTGGTCGCGCCCTGGGGACCCTGGGGACCCGCTAGGGCAACTGTGTTGGCTTGTTGGAAAGAGGCGGGGGCAGCGTAATCGTTCTTCAGGACGTAATTCCAAGTGCCATCGACGGGGTTTTGACTCGTGTCTTGCACTTGGTAATAGGCGTTGCCGGTGCTGTTCGTGGTGGCCAGGAAGCTGCCCTTGGGCACGTACTGTCCCGCGTTCGAAACGACGTTTACGGTTCCTGTCTGTCCGGAGGGAATGGTGGTGTTGGCGTCGATGATGCCGGTGACCAGGGGGCCAATGGGGCCGGTCGCGCCTGTCGATCCCGTGGCGCCGGTCGAGCCGGTGGATCCCGTCGAGCCCGTGCAACCGGTGGCACCGGTGGAACCCGTGGCGCCCGTCGAACCCGTGGCACCTGTCAGGCCGACCGTGGGACTGCTGACGACGAAATTGCTGTATCCTTGCGAGCTCTGGAAAGAAATATTCAGCGGATTGCTGCCGATGGTGAGAACCACTTGCAAAGTGTCGCCGATGTCAAAGCTCTGTTTCTTGATGGTAGCCGCAACAAGAGTGACTTCGAGTTCGGTGAATCGCACTGTCGCAGTGCTGGCCGAGGTGGTTAGAGGGATTGGGGTTGTAGTTCCTTGGGGAATCCGGTTGACCTCCAAGGTTAAGGTTGCCGGCTGGTTCTGCTTGGCGACGTAGCAGTGGATGGTCGATTCGACGAGGGACTCCAAGATCATGGCGAAGGTGGACGAGGCATCCATCGTATAGTTGAAGGCGTACGTGCCAGGGACAAAGTTGACCACCGGTGGGTCAGTGGTGAACACGACGGGGAAGTTCTGCAGCAAATAGGGTTGACCGGACGGATCGATGGGAGTAGACGCATCGCCCCAATAATTGTAGTAGAAGATGAGACCTGCCCCTCCGGGGACACCCTGTGCGCCTTGCGCTCCTGTGGCGCCGGTCGAGCCCGTAGCACCTGTGGAACCCGTGGCACCCGTGGAGCCTGTAGCGCCTGTCGAGCCTGTGGCGCCTGTGGAACCTGTCGAACCCGTCGAACCTGTGGCGCCTGTGGAACCCGTGGCACCGGTGGAACCCGTTAGACCCTGAGGACCCGTGAGAGCCAGAGGATCGCCGTCGGACACGGTCACGACGGTCGGGTAGGTGTTCTTCAAATTGAACAACCAATATCCGGTTTGGGGATCCTGGCCCTGGGCAGAGTCGACGAACAGATAAGGGGAGGCGCCAGTCGCGTCGCTGATGGTGATCCAGTTGCCAGCGGTGATGTATTGGCCGTTGCTTGTGTACACGGACACGTTCCCATATCCTCCTGCGGTGATGTTCAGCGGTGAGGTTGTTAGTTTGACGACGCCTGTCACCAGGGGGCCAATGGCACCCGTTGCTCCGGTCGAACCCGTGGCTCCCGTGGAACCCGTGGCGCCGGTCGAGCCGGTGGATCCGGTGGAACCTGTGGCGCCTGTGGAACCCGTGGATCCGGTGGAACCTGTGGATCCCGTGGAACCTGTGGATCCGGTGGAACCGGTGGAACCCGTGGAACCCGTAGAGCCCGTGGAACCTGTAGAACCGGTGGATCCGGTGGAACCCGTGGATCCCGTGGATCCTGTGGAACCCGTCGAGCCGGTGGAACCAGTGGATCCCGTGGAACCCGTGGACCCGGTGGCACCGGTGCATCCTGTGGCACCCGTAGAGCCAGTGCTTCCCTGCGCTCCGACCAGAGCAAAGGAGTCGTTGACCTGGATGATTCCGGGGAGTCTCTCGACCGAGGCATTTTTAATCGTAAAGGACCAGACGCTGCCACTTCCTGTGGGATGACTGACAATCAAGTAGTAAGAGACAGGTGAGCTGGCGTTGTTGATGGCGATCCAATTGCCCGGGGCGAGGTACGAGCCGTATTCGGAGTGCACGGTGAGGACGGTGGTGGCGTCTGGGTTGAGTGGGGTTGCGGGTGGTGCGACATTGGTGATGTATCCGTTGACCAGCGGTCCGGGCGCGCCTGTGTCGCCCGTCGCTCCTGTGGAGCCTGTCGCTCCCGTGGAACCCGTCGCGCCGGTGTGTCCCTGGGGACCTTGGGGGCCGGGCAGGCCCTGCGTCGCAGCGGTGGACATGATGGTCCCATCTTCGAAATAGATCGAGGTGACATTGAGAAGTGAATTTTTGTTCAGGTCGATGCTGCTGTCGAAGACTTCTTTGGAATTCGCTTGGCCAGACGAATTGTTGATATTCATCTGTTCGCTGTTGGAGATCGTCGAGCGGATGACATTGTTCTTCGACGAAAAGTTGATGCCACCGAACTTCCGAAACGACATTTTAGATTTTTGTCTTTGTTCACACAATTATTTTTTGCGCACAAAGACAAACTCACCATCGGTGCTCGTCCAACTAAAATTTTGCAATGCGTTCGAAGGCACCTCTTTGAAAGGAGGATATTCTAACAAACTTTTGCGATCTTCTAACATTTCCATTTTCTCTTTTTTATACAATCGACTATGTCCAATCCTCTTGACCAACTCATGAATGCAACCTTGACACGGTTCAACCAACAACCTCTTAGTAGACAAGAAATTCAAAAAATACCAGTGAGACAAGAGATCAAAAAAAAGAGAATCGACTACGACGACATTTTGGCCAACATGGGCATGCATGTTGATGCCAATGGCATCCTCCGGTTTGGTCAGAATACGGATAACAACTCATTCTTCGACGGGGTTAGACAGGTCCATCTCTCTCAACCCATCGAAAACATTGCGTCTTCTGTTGCTCCTCTTCCAGCCCCTCGTCGATTGACGCCCGAACAGATCCGACGTGCCTTGTACCTCCGCTGGCTCGAGAAGAAGCGCATCGAACTGATCAAACCCAAAAAGATGTTTTTTGTTTAGGATTAGGATTGTTGTTGTTTCGGTTTGGGTTTTGGTTGGGTTTGAGGTTGAGGTTGCTGTTGTTGGGGTAAGGGTGTTGGAGGTAGGATGACTTTGTTGTTTTGACTGAAGTACTGATGCACTTTCACGATAATCCACAGGAGGAGAGACACCAAGAGAAGACCCATGGTAAAAGAAAACAAGCTCTGATGCCACGGTAATTGTATCGCTGCTGTCGGCAAAGGAAAGGGCATGGCCATGGGCATGGGCATCGGTGGCGCCGCTCCCATTAGTTTTTTCCGGCTCCCTCGACTTCTCATGTTTTAATTGGGGTGGCTTTTTGTTTGAAAAGAGGGAAAAAAAATTATTTTGAGGTTGGTTGGGTTTTTGGGGTTTTTTGAGGTTGGTTAGATAGATTAGATTTTACGATTTACGATTTATGAAACAGGCAAAAAACCAACACTATTCAAATCACGTTTGTACGTTTCAAACAACAATCCTCTTGCCGCCTTGGCGCCTTGCACCTTCATCACCTTGTCCATTGTGCTGTGATATCGCATCGCCAGAGTATCGTCCATCATCGCTCGCTCCCCGTTCCGCTGTTGCCACCTCTGGCAGGGACCTAATAACAATTTCAGTTGGATCTTGGCCAACAAGAGATCAAAATCCGACGCCGACATGACTGACCATTGGTGCTCTTGCGTAAAGACATAAAACATGTGCTCCTTCTCGTGGAAGCATTGGAAGGGCATCGGCTCGACGCGATTGTCGCGGATCACCTTCTCGACCATCTGCACCGGTGTATATTCGTCGCGCATGATGACGTCGAATTGGTCGTCGGTCGTGGTGAGTTGCTCGATCCACGCTTGAAAGGGCGTGGAAGGGTGGCAGTACAAGTCCAACCATTTGACGACGTTGCGTCTTAAAGGAGCGGCCATCATTTCGTCGAGGCGTTTTTCCAGGTTGGCACACTTGACCGACAGGGTTTTGACGTGGTCGACCAATTGAGCATAGGTCGGCAGGGCTTCCTCTTGCTGGACTTCACGGGTCTGTTGGAAGCGTGTCTTTTGGTTGAAGTCACAGACGATGCGATGCTTCTCGTAGGCCGCCTTCTTGACATATTTGCGCTGACAATAGAGGCACTCCATGATTTGATGATTTGTTATTGTTCTTTTTTTTTATGTGCAAGAGTTAACAACCTCTGTTCATTTGGAAATTTCAATTTTTCGATTTGATTATTATTGAATGTCGTCTTTGCCATTGTCTTCTTCTTGTCCGGGACCGTGTCCCAACATTTGCGTGAGCAATCAAAACCCCGGCATTCAATACCAGACGCAGCGTGTCATTCAAAATGCAGTTCGTGTCTACGAGTCGCTGTACATGATGAATTTAGCTGCCTTGAATGCGTATCAGGCGCCACTCAAGAACTACGAAGTCGTTGACGTCGCCGGCTCTCTGTACACGGTGAGCCCTGGGGTGAATTGGAACCAGATGAGCGATCGTCGGCAGCCTCATGTGCAAGTCGTCAAGACGGCGTCGGGATCCACCTATGGTGCCAGCAGCACCCGACACACCGTAGTGCGCATGCGCCCTGGGGCGATGTCTCCTGGCGGCACGGGAGTGGACATCAAACACAATTCGTACGATCGCTATTTGAATCGCTTGAAAGGACGAGGTCCCTTGCGCCAACAGGCTGTCCCTGTTCCGACTCCGGTGTTCAATCCCGCGTTCCCCGTTTACGGAAACAAAACATTTAAGGCTGGTATCATCGGACAATGCCTTCAAGATTGTCCGGAGGCTGTGAAACCATTGCCGGAACCCAAACCAATTAATCCATTCCTGTTTATTGCTTCCGGATTGTATACATATGACGAAGCGAACCGGCAGGTGACATTCCAAGGGGATGGAACCATTCAATTCGGGTCGTTGTTGTTGAATGCGCCAATCACATACACAGTAGTTGGTGGCGGAGGAGGAGGTGGAGTTGGCGCAGTAGGTATTGGCGGTGGTGGTGGAGGTGGTGGGGAAGTGCTGATAGGTTCATTTAACGCGACAGAGGCGGTATTGTCTGTTATTATTGGTCAGGGAGGTGCTGCTGGTTTCAATGTATCTCCAGCCGCAAACGGGGGTGCAACAAGCGTAAACGGAGCTGGCTTGTTGCTATCAGCTCAAGGAGGTTTCGGTGGTGTAAGTGCAAATG